TCAAATGTTACAGGTGTAATTAAAGGTGCAGGACCAAACTCAAATGTTACAGGTGTAATTAAAGGTGCAGGACCGAATTCAAATGTTACAGGCGTAATTAAAGGTGCAGGACCGAATTCAAATGTTACAGGCGTAATTAAAGGTGCAGGACCAAACTCAAATGTTACAGGTGTAATTAAAGGTGCAGGACCAAACTCAAATGTTACAGGTGTAATTAAAGGTGCAGGACCGAATTCAAATGTTACAGGCGTAATTAAAGGTGCAGGACCGAATTCAAATGTTATAGGCGTAATTAAAGGTGCAGGACCAAATGTAAATGTCACAGGTTCAATTACAGGAGCAGGACCAAATACAAATGTTACAGGTTCAATTACAGGAGCAGGACCAAATACAAATGTTACAGGTTCAATTACAGGAGCAGGACCGAATTCAAATGTTACAGGTTCAATTACAGGAGCAGGACCAAATACAAATGTTACAGGTTCAATTACAGGTGCAGGACCAAATATAAATGTTACAGGCGTAATTTCAGGTGCGGGTCCAAATGTAAAAGATCCGAAGAAACTTATAGGCTCTAAGCTTATAGGAGGTATGCTTATAATTGGAGGTTCAATACTTATAAATATTGAAATATCTCCTCCTCCACCCGGGGTAAAGGACAATGTAGGCAATACTACTTGTGGCAAATCAAAATCTGGATCGAATTCTGGACAATCAGGTATTGTTATATTTGGGAAATCTGGTGGCGGTGGTAAAAGAATGTCGGGCGCCGGGGGTGGTGTATCTGATGGCGGAGTAGTGGGCACATCTCTATCTGGAGGAGTTTGAACAATAGAACAAAATTCATTACTAACTGTAACAACTGGGTCATAAACTGTATTTATCCCATAAGTATGAGTTCCAGACTGCGTTGATCTGGTTGATGTTCCATCTCCAAAATCTAAAGTAAAGTTATTATATGATCCATTTATTATTATATTATATTCTATAGTTAAACCAACACACGGATCACTTGCAATTTCGGTGATTTCTAGTGTGACTTCAGGACATAAAACATCATCAAGGCAAATTGGTTGACTTTCTAAGAGTATGATCTCATCTTCTAAGTCAAGAAGATAGTTTTGTATAGATACTACTGTATCTACTAATTGATTGTGATGTTCAGCAATCACAAAGCCTCTTACCCAAGTTCCTGAGTAATTAAATTGGGTTTGTCTTCCTCCAATATTTCTCGCACATCTTTTGAATTTAATTATTTTTCCATCAGAATTTTTTTCTACAGAATTGTAGTAAAAAAGTTCTCCTGAAATATTTGCAAACCCACTTTCAGCCCACTGCTCTTCTTCATTTGCTCCAACTGGCGTTATTTCTACCTCGTCAGACCATGCAGAATTATCACTCGTGATTTTGGCTTCACTGGTGTTAAGTACCAAAAAAAGAGTTCTATCGGAATCTAATTCCAATGGATATAGTGGTTGTGGTGGGAATCCTGCTGTCATAATAAGATTATTTACCCTAGTAAACTGTCATTTTTAATTGATTTTCCATAGGCCTTGAACCGATAGAGCTAAAGGTGAGATCTGTTCCATTAAATTTAATAAATGCGTTCCTGCTATAGTCGTAACTTAAGTATGCGTTTTTATCTCCATCGGAAGCTGCAATTAAGGTATTTGCTCGACTATCAAATCCAGAAACGTTAGAGTCTTGCAAATTTCTAAAAGAAATAGTAGTAGAATTTGATCTTCCAATTTCCCAAGTTTGTGTAATATCATTCCAAGCAGATATTTCTCCACTGTTATTAAAGAAAAATACTCCGTTACTTAAATTTACTAATTCTCCTTCAACTTTAGAGCTGCCTGTCATATCAGATAATTTTGAAAGACTAGTAAATGGATTAGTAATTACGCCTTCGGTTCTATAAAAATTACTAATCCTAAAAAATTCATTAATACCAGAGTTTCTTAAAAGATACCCAGTTTGATCTTTCCAAGCAGTTCGGTATGTTGCAAACCAACCATTTGTTGGGTATAAAGTGCCACCTCCATCATCCTGTATGTTTTCAACCATACTAAGAACTTCATTAGCTCCATTTGAAAAAGAATTATTTGATTCCATTTCAAAAGTTTCTGTTTGAAGATCATAGTTTACAATTGAATCAGACATTGCGTCATATGAGGTATCACCGGGAGAGCTTGGCCCATCGCCATAAACACCTAGTATAAAATAAATGTTGTCTGCTGATATTAAAGGTGCCCAATTCCATTCTGGAAACGCAGGGGGAACAGTGGAAGAATTTATATTTGAAGTGGTAGTATATGTGTCAGAAAACCCATTATATTTTTTAGTTAATATTTGGGCAAAGCCGGAAGGATTGGAAAATGACGGCTCGGTGCCAGAAGGATAGGCAGGTGGACCAGAGGCATTGAAGCTACTATCGTCTGCTCCTTTTGCCCAAAACAATAAAGAATTACCTTTATCTCCAGAAGGCGTTGAACCTTGTTGAGCAATGTTGAAGTTTCGAAAAAATTCTTTTTTTGCTCTATCTTCTGTTCCTGTGTGGTATGCCGACTTTGAATATTCTTTTAAGAATCTATTGTCTCTATCTAAAGCGAAAGTTTGGTTTCCTAACTTTTTAAAAGTTTCTCCTAAAATTCCAAATTCCCACGCCTCTATAACTCCGCTATCATCGGAATTTTTAGTTTGATAGTTGTATAGCCAAAGATTTCTTGTTTCAACTACATCTATAGAATCTTTATAACTCGTTATTCTATATGTTCCAAACTGCGTATCTACTCTAAGAGTCAAATCGTAATATCCACCAATTGAATATAAGGCTTTTGTTGAATCCAAGTTCAGGTGAGACAAATCATCTCCCAAACTCCAAGTCCAATTTATAATCGGATCTATAGGATTTGAATTCGAATTTAAAAGTTCTCCTCCAAAGCTGTAACCCGGAGTATTGGGATTTTCTCCTTCTGGAATTTCCATCTGAACAAATTCACTAACAGAAGTTCTTATTTTAGGTGGCGTAGTATAAGGTCCACCAGCTGGTATTCCAGCAGTAAAAGATTGGCTTGCATTTGGATTAAGCTGAATGGCAGCATATTCAGGAGCTGGTATCTTTGCATTAATTAATTCTTTAAATTCAATTGTATCTTCGCCATACTGATTTCTTACAGTTAGCTTCACATTATACAATCCAGCATTATCATAACATTTTGTAATTTTGCCTCCATCTATATCTCTAACTGTTACGTTAGTCGCTCCATCAGGAACTTGATTGGTAACAGATATAGTTCCATTGTCAGGAGTTATTGTAGAAACTCCTGATATGTAAGAGGCATTATATGAAGTATCGTCTCCAAAGTCCCACATGTAAACTACATCATCAGTATCTGTTCTAAAAGATTCTTGTTTAAACTCAACACACAAAGGTGTTAATCCAATTCTTTTATCTACTGTAAACCAAGCTCTTGGACTCAAAACTAATTTTTTTAGAAAATTCATCCTCCCTGTAATCGTTGTTCCAAAAGGAATAGTGTCTGTTTGACCTTGGATTCCTAAAAAAGTTTCAACAGCAATCAAAGCATCTTTTAAATGATTATGGTGTTTGTCCAAAACATTCATTGTGATGTTTGTGATTTTTTTTAATTTAACCACATCTTCAAATTCAGGAAGAATGTCTAATTGATCAAATGTTCCTGTTCTTCCGTCAGCTGATTGTGTTCTCGACCCGTAAAAAAAACTTATAGCTCTTTTATCTATATCGCTACATTGTTCTGTTAAAGTTATTATCCCAGTAGGAGGAAATGTACTTAGTGTATCGGAATCACCCTCTACAGTTATAGATACATCCCCGGGATTATAATCACTTACGAGACGAACCCTAAGAGAATCATGAACTAAAAATAAATTTTCATCTGTGTCTAATTCTGTTGGGAACTTTGTTGGATTTGGTATCATTCTACAATAACCGTCCTTTGTAAGTAAATTCTTTTCAAACTATCATCTGCAAAAGCCACCAGAACAGAAGGATCGTACTGCCCCGGGTTTTCATATTCGTGCTCAACTTCATGCACATTTGGATCATCAGTAACTAAATTCTCACTACCATCTCCAAAGATCCAAAATCTTTGCTTAACATCTCCATCAGTTTGGTCTACAAATCTGTATCTGGTAGCAGCTGTCGGAGTTCCACTATCTGTTCTTTCTTGAGCTGTTTTTACTGAAACTCCGGTTTCTTGTGGTAACACATAAAAAAATGCTTGTTTTGATTCATTGTCTATTTTTATATAATTTAATTTTTCTGCAGCGCCTTGCCCACCTGTACTCGTTATGATGCTAAGTTTAACTGTAAAAAATCCTTCAGAAAGATAAGTGTGTGTTGGATTTTTTTTTGTTGATTGAGTACCATCTCCAAAATCCCACAAGTATCTTACGACATCGCCTTCAGAAAAGTCATGAAAAGTTACTTTTAAACCACTCTCTCCTTCTTTTGGAAATCCTTTAAAAGATGATTTAGGAGCTAAAAATCTTTGCTCTAATGAATTCACTCTTCCATTTAAACTTGTATCTACAGGATTATTTTTCACGCCTGTTTTTTCTTCTATGTTTAGCAAAGCATCTTTTACAGCATTGTGGGGTTCAGCAGTCACAGCATTAGTTACCCAGCTATCTACTGTCCATTGGTTTTGTCTCGAACCCGCAAATCCTCTTGTCAACTTTTTAAAAGTTCCTTTTGTTTTTTCACCATAGTAGATTAATTCAGCAGGGCCAGAATCCCCAGCAGCCGCACCTACTCTAATAAGTCCTTTGTCTGGAAATGAGCTTGTATCTTCTACAACTAATAACTTTCCATTGTAAGATAAGTTTGCTTTTAGTTTTGTCTCGCCATTATTTGAAACTTCATACAAACTATCTTTAGAGTCTAAAACTTTTGGATCTGTAGCTAGCGTTCTTGGGTCTGGTGAAAAATTAGAAAGACTTCCTGTGATATAGTCATTATCTAAAGTTGATTTTCTACTCATTTTTATTTTTCTGCTCCAATGCGTTATTTTGTTGGCTCAATGCTTCTTGCTGTTTTTTTTGAGCTATTGCCTTATGTTGTATTTGATCTAAGATGCTAACCATTTCTTGTCGAACAGGTGAGTTGGTATCTAGACACAGTATGGATTTAACTAATTCTAAATCTAGAGGTTTTTGCATTAATAGTCTTAATTGCAATTCTTGTCCGAAGGTGTCATTCCAAAGTTTTGCATTAGATTCTGGGTCGTCGTGTCCTTTGTATGGTTCTATTTGTTCTAGTTGTTTGAATGCAGATAGAAAAAAATCAATTTCTTCTTCTGTGTCTTTTTGCTTAGAAATAATGCTAGACAAAGCTTCTTCAAATTGGTGCGATTTTCTTTTTAACTTTCTTATCTGAATTTCTTTATACTGTTTATTTATGTTATTTTTGGATTTCTTTTTATCTAAATTAATAATTTTTAGATTAATCAATTCAATGTCATCTTTTGCCTCATCTTGGCTTAATTTCATTGATTTTAAAGCAGCTGCTCTCGATTCCATTTCTTTAAGGCATTTTTGCATTTTTGCTTGTGTTGTTAATTCTTTACCTATTACAAAGTGCTTAAGTTGAAAAAAAGTGTGTCGATTAGACAACTTATTGCTTTTTAATAAATTATCTACTTCAGATAGCAAGCTCATTTCATTCATTTCATTTCTCCTAAAAATATAAACATTCAATCTATTAGAGTATTTTTAGTCTTTTTTTAAATATGTTATTCTGATAAACTGTGATCATGAATAAATTAAACAACCAAAAAGTTTACCTAGCAGGAGCGATGGATAGAGTTCCTGACCGTGGGGTTGCTTGGAGAGACAGCATCACTCCTTTTTTAGAATCTCTAAATATAGTAGTTTTTAATCCTTTGAAAAAACCACTTGAAATAGGTTTAGAAACAGATGACGCTCATGCAATAAAAACTCGTTACAAAGCAGAAGAAAAGTACGATGAAATATCTAAGATGATGAAAACCATAAGGACAACAGATCTTCGATTAGTTGATATAAGTAATTTTTTAGTTGTTAATTTAGATTTAGATGTTCATCCTTGTGGAACTTATGAAGAAATTTTTTGGGCGAACAGACAAAAAAAGCCTATTCTAATACACATGGAACAAGGAAAGAAAAATGCTCCAGATTGGTTGTTTGGAACAATACCACATCAAATGATTTTCTCTAGTTGGGATGAAATAAAAGAATATCTGAGAAATATTGACTCAGGAAAATATTTCAAAACTTATGACAGATGGTATTTTTTTAATGTCAACTAACAAATTCTGATCCCTAAGACAGATTTGAATATCGCTCCTTCGTCATAGGCTTGAAGAGTCCAAAATCGTCTTGATATTTCTAATGGGTTTTCAGAAAAATTTCCTACTTTGTCGAACATTTCTTTGTGTATGCAAATTCCATTTAAAGAACAGTTATAAAGAGTATCATGTAATATTTTTTTATCTCCTTTGAATTCCACCATCAAAGGAAAGAAAATATCGTCATTGCTAGCCATCCAGTTTTTGTAGCGGTTCAAACATCTACTTACTCTTGCTCCTTCAAGAACTAAAACTCCCCAATTAGACTTTATTTTAGAATATCCTTTATTAATCAAAGATGTAATTGTTTTGCCACTTCTAATGCAATTGCAATGCTTTTTCATTTCTTGTAGTTGATCGCTTTTAACATCTTTGTTAACTACACAAATAACATTTGAATCTGGGTAGTAGCATTCTATAGAGTTTAGAGTAATTCTCAATCCTCCAATATTATAATTTGGAGATAAAATTATAAATTCAAAGTTTTTGTTCATTACATTAAGGATTAAGAACCAGACAGATCTTCATCAAAATCTATTCTTATTACATCATTAGATGCCAAGGCTCTATTCAATGTGAAATTGCCATTTGTATCAGTTGAAGAGCTTATAAAAGTTTCTGTCCAAGTGGACACATCGGAATATGCTGGGACTAAGGTTGGAGTTGTATCTAAAATTCTAATTCCGTTTACATATACTCTAAGAGTCCCTACCATAAAAGGAGTGTTGACAGAAGTGGTCATAAAGTTTTTGTAGTCTGGAGTTGATGGTGTTTGATGAGCTGGAGATAATCCATAATGATGTTGGTGAGCACTACTCACAGGAAAAACAGATCTTGCTTTTATTACATCTGGAGATTCAAAATCAAACTTAACTGTATCTGTGCTTCTGAATCTCAGGGTTCCAGTGGAAACAGTTATGTTGCTAGGTATGTAAGACACTGCAGAAATTGCAGAAACTGGGATTGAATCCTCAATTTCTATGTAGAGTTTATTGGCCTCGGAATCTATTAAAGAAAGTTTATCTCTTTCTTCACTTTTCATTCTTACATAGTCTACGCCATCATATGTTCCATCGACATGATATCCTATATTGTGAAGAACATTGTTAACCGCAGCATACTTTAAAGTGCCGTCATCATTAATGCCAACAGAAAGCCTATTGCTTAAAGATCCAACTGTTCCGTTAGCTCCTCTTAGAATATCTGCATTTATATCTACTTGGTTATTAACTAAGTCTATTCTCGTTAATATATTTGCTAAAGGTAGATTGTCATATTGTACATGATAAGGTTGAAGACCTTGATACAAAACTTCTGGCACTTTACTGATGTCTGGCATATTTAATCCTTATTATCTTTTTAATTTCTTTAAATTATATAGTTCTAAATCTAAAAACATTTGCCAGTCAGCATCTTCTGCAATTCTAGTTTGCCATTTTTCTCCATAATTTCCCAATATTTCGTCATCTTTTTTTATATCTTTTGTGAAAAAATAAACAGCAGAAGAAGCGGCTGGGTTCTTATTATTTTTATTTATAAATCTTATTGTAGCATTTTGATCTTTTTCTTCTGTCGCGTGATTGATTATTGCCGCATAACCCATTGGAATAATATGTCTTGTATATTTATCTTCATATTGAGCTGCAAATTTATAGTCTTTTGCAAAATCAGTGCATTGATCCGAAACCGAACCTACATTGACCATGACTCCTATTATTTCTAGATAAGACTCTTTTTTGATATCCTCAGAAGCAAAAACTCCCATTCCTGCATCTTTTATATTTGATTCTTTTATGTAGAACCTTTTGTCCTTTTCTTCTACTAGCATCATAGTTGTATATAGCCTGTTTTAATAGCCTCCATAACTTCTTTCATTGCTACTGCTCTGCCTAGAACCTGAGCAAGTGATGTTAGAAGATAATTTTTAATATTTTCATGAACTTTTTCTAATTCTTCGCCTTCTAAAGAATTAACTTTTTCTAAAGAAGAATCATCTATTGCAAAATCAAAATATTGATTATCAATAAAAATTAAATCTTCGCCATTAAATCTTCTGATTTCAAATAAAACTTTTCTTTTCATTTTAATTAAATTAGATAAAAGACAATCTCCAATTCCAAGTTATCTGCATGGTTGATGTTTTAGATATTCCCGGAAAAGTAGCCATGCTATAATAATCACCATTATTTAATTGAAGAGCCATTTCATTTAAAGCGTATCCATTGCCTTCGTCGTAAGGCACAGTAGAAGTAAATACAACTTGTGTGCTATTATTTGGATCTATGTTCGCAATCACAGGTTTTGTAACCCTTGCCGAACCAAATAATCCAGTTCTGGTTTCTTCAACTTGCTTTGGCACTCCACCTTGAGTTCCACCATCTCCAAAAATCATTCTACTAACAAAAAAATCAAAATCATTTCCAATTTCATTAGCTAATCCAGAAACCAAAGCATTTCTTCCTGCTTTTAAAATTGTATTTCTGAACTCTATTGTTTGTTGGCAACCATCTTTATGTTCAATAAGAACAGTTACATCGCCTCTACAGGCTGCAAAATTTTCTATCTTCATATTTCACCTTCCTCACTTGTTCCATCTTGATACTCGATCTTAAAGTTCACACCTTCGTTTTGTGTCGTTGAATCCAAAAGTTCATTTGCATTATTCAAAGCTTTAGCAGCAAGAAAAGACACAGAAGATTCCACGCTATTAGTTATGACTTCATTATCTGATCTCACAACTTCTTCAAAGTCGTGTCCGGGATTTACAGGATATTGATTTTCTTGTATGCTCAATGGTTGATTAATAAATTGGTATATAGTAAAGTCTACAGGTGTCCCTGTAGTTTTCCAAATGTTGTCATTAGGCCCATTTAACGTAATGGTGGTTCCATCTATGTCTGTTATAGAGTAGTAGTCAGAACCTATTAAAATTAAGTAATTTTCTTTAAATTCACTTTCTAATGTTTTGATTGCTATTGCATTTGTTCCATTTTGAATGGGTAAATTAGATTCGTAATTTACTGTCGTTTCTAGGCTTAAACCATCATACCCAAGTCTTCCAACCGCATTCTCTATGATTCTTCTATATGTCTTGACCGCAACTCCACCCAATCCAAATGGATATCCGGGGCTGCTAGCGGGAGTTTCTATATAAAATTTATGAGTTTCATTTTTTAAAAAACTTTTAATTTTATAGTCATACGAACTGTAAGATAAATAATCTCCAATTTTGACATGATTTCGAACATCTGTTATTGTAGATGTTCCTGACGGATCAAAGTCAACTATGGCTTGATAAACAGTTTCTAAAGAAGAGTTGGTTCCGTCGTCATACGTTCCTTGAGCAACAATACTCTCAGAAGGTAATGAAGGATCCTTTACCAATTTCCAATCTGAAGGCATAGAACCCAATGGGGCAGATCCACTTAAAATCAAAGTTCCATTTGGAAGAACTTCTTGAATTTCATATTCGCTTATCAAAGGAGTCCATTCAAGATGAATTTCCCAAGGTGGACCTGTCGCTATTCCATCATCTATGTCTTTTTGACTAACTATTCCAAAAGTAGATAAATTTGTTTCTACAGAGAAAATATATTGATCATCTTGAGTTATGTCTACTGAGCTTTCTTCAAAAATTTTGTTTGATATTCTAAATTCAAATTGCGAAGTATCAATTGGCTCACTCACAGTTCCAACAGTAATTTCAACCATGTCTTTTTGAACATTAGATACGCTGTAGGCTCCTTGGTTTGCAGAAGGAGAAAGTATTTCTAATATATTAGAGTTGTCAGACGCGGCTCCACTTAAATCAGTTTCATTTATATTTCTTTGAATAAAAGATCCAACCTTATCTTTGAAATCATAATTTTCAAGTTCAGCAGTAGTGCTAGAACTTGGACAATATAGAAGTATTTTATTATTGTATCCAGTTCCAGTAACTGTACCTGTTTTGTCTGACATTGTAGCCAAAACATTTCTTTTTATAGAATCCCATTGCTCAGGTGGAATTGCTCTGTTAAATATAACTTGAGCATTTCCTGAAATTGTTGAGTCCTCATAATTGTTTGTAATTAAAGAATTAATAACCTCAACTGGAGAGGTTACAAATTCATGCACCGAACCAACAAAATTTATTGAATGGATTATGCTATGAAAAGGGATGTATTCTTCTATAGTTCTCTGAGCTTCCAATATTCTATCTTCAGATAATTCTTCTATTTCTACATCAATATTTAATTTTGATCCCTGACATTGACCACAGCTTTCCATGAATTCTTTTTCTATATCACAAGGATCATAACTATCTCTTGTAGATCCATTGTATTCTTCCATATTATAAACATTTTCACTATATGGAAATTCTGTTCTTACTTTTCCCCAAATTATATCGTCTTTAATTGGATGTGTTATAGGAATCAACACACTGAAAAGAGGGTCATCTTCTTCTAAAACTCTTGTGTTCCAATTCTTAAGAGGGTAATTCTGAAGTCTTTCATCTCTTAGATCCATAAGATTTAAAGATATAATATAATCTTCTAAAGACTGCTCTGAAGAAGAAGGCACTTGTTTTATCTGATATCGTACTCTAAAACTATCGCCAACTTCTAAAGCAATAGGACTAGAGGCAGTATCTCCAGTCCAAGTGACAGAATAGCTTCCGTCTGACTCTAGCTGTATATTTACATAATCTTGTGTTATTGATTGCCAATTGTTTGAATCTTTAGATCTGTAGTTTGCTGAGAAGTTATTTGGATCTATTGGTAAAATTACATTTTTAGACAATATGAATTTTTCTACATCTTCTTGAACTTTTTCAAAGTTTTCTTGATATGTGTATTTTGAATTAATTTGCCAAAGTCTAGTCACTTTCAAAAGATTTATTCCAACATCTCCCAATGCAGATTTTAAACCTCCAATAGTTCCTTTTTGTTTAAAATTAGGAATTGCTTTTTTAATTTGCCTTCTCCATAAAGCAATATCGTTAGATTTTAAATTTAAATTAAACGTATTTGACAATAAAGGCAAAAGTCTTGTTTGAAGAGTATTTGAATCTAGCAAATCTATTATTTGATTTGCCATGTCTTCGATGACTTCAAATCCATCGCCAACAGAAGCGTTCAGTTCTTGAAGGACATAAGGAGTTAAATCACTCTCTGAAATTAATGTTTTAAACATCTCCGGAAGGTATCTTTCCATCAATGTTGGATACTTCTCTGGATCTGTAAAGTGTGTTGGAAGCGCACAAGTTTGTTGTGTATTCCCTTTTAACTGAAATAACATGTGCGCAGCGATAGCGTTTCCAGATAAACCGGGATTCCAATTCCAACAAATAAAGTAATCCCCTTCTCCTAATTCGCTTGCATCCCAGTTTAAACTAAATTTGCCCTCTTCAGTCAAAGTAAGCATGTTGTCTTGCGTTACCTGATCCACTTCTGGCGCGGGTACCATAGTTGGATTTATCCAAGCCGGAAAAAGCTCTCCAGTTTCATTAACATAACCACCCCAAATTTTAACTGGTACGGATTCTTTAAAATAGAACGGAGACTTTGTTGTAGAATCATCAAGTTCTTTTTTCAGAGTTGCCAACTTGTTTATATTTTCAGTTGTTGGCGAATCACATGTAATTTGTTTTTGTGAATCATAATTTTCTAAATTTTTACTATCTAAAATTCTGTTTTCATATTCAAAAGAATTTTTACTAGCAAATTCTCTTGATATAAAATATATTGTTACTTGGTTTATTTTATAAGGGGTTTGAAGACAACCGTCCGCATCAGTCGTCGATAATACAAACTTAATATCATCTGTATTTCTTATATTAACTGATTTTTGTCTTTCTGCTATTATTTTAGTTGTCATTTTCCCTCTTAAACATACATAAATGAAATTTCTACTACGTCAGGTCTAATTATCTCATAAAACTTAGTGGTTACTATGCTTCCTGAATTATCTTCGTCATTTGTTGTATAAATTACATCAAAACTTTTTGCTGACTTAATAGCAGATAAATTTTTAATTAAATCAGATTCTTTTAAAGCTTGACCATAATCCCAATTACTTAAGCTAAAAAAATCATTAATTTTAACTTCTATATTTTGTTTAATTTCTTGTTCAAATTTTCTTTCTGTTCTTGGAACTTCAACCACTACAGACACATCTGTTTCTATTATTTGGCCGTTTTTCAAGCATACAAAATCAGTAATCATTTTCTTTTCTTCAAGCATTTCGCTTAAATCATTTTTTAACTCATCATTTGCTTCTTGTAATCCATTTGCGTTTAATTTTGATAATATGTAAATATCAACCACGTTTCCAGAACAACCTTGGTTTCTTAAAACAGCAGTAGATTTTCCTATCTGTCCGTGATATGGAGAAACAAATTGGTCAGTTAAATTTTTATAATCACTTCCTGTTACTGCTCTATTTTGAGTTCTTAAATACAACGGAAGTTTTGCTCTTATGTCGTCTACTGTGTCCCCGTCGTAACCAAATTCTCCTTTTGTGTAATTTGATATAAAAACAGGGACATTAAAATCATTTCCAAAAACCCTAGCCTGTCTCTGTATATTCACAGAACCAGTGACTATATTTCCAATAGTTCCTCCGCCAATTCTATAATTTATTTCTATACTAGAACCATTTGCTGGAGATAACCCTACTTTGTTATTTCCAAACATTACATAAGCTCTATAACTTGAATCATATTCTACTCTAAATTCTTTTCTAGGTTGCGAATCCGTAAAATAATCTACTCTTTCCCATTGAGCGCCATCAACTTTTACTGAAACAGAATCATAAATTATAGAATCAAATCTTGTTTCATAAGATTGCAAGATAGCCCCAGTTCCTGCATGTTCATCGACTGCTGTTGAGCCTTGAAGTCCCACAATTGCAGAGTTAACAGAAGTTCCAGAAGATATGATAATATCTTGATCGAAAATAGGATTGTTTTCAGAGTCTGCTGGGAAAAGTTCATATTGTATTTGAGCGCCATCAGAAACAACATCAACAGATAAAGGTGCAGGCAATGTTATGTCTTGATCGTAACTTGTATTTATTGTTGCTGTAAATAAAGCTCTAGAAGGAATTGGAGGAGTTGGTTCAAATCCAACTAATTTACATAGTCTAAAAGCGTTGTCTGATTCTGTGACTGTGTCTATAAATAACTCATTTACAATTTGATCAATTTTGAATGAAAGAGTATCTCCAATAAACGCCCAATTTTCTATGAGCATTATTGCTATTGAACCTTCTACTAAATCATTAAAAGTGTTTGGAAGAGTGTTTCCATTTTCTCCAAATCTTTCATTAATAAAATCAACCAATCTATTTTTTAAAGACCAAAAGTCTTGATTAGTATAATTTACATTACTGAAACTTTCATTTTTTGTAATTAAAGGTTCCGATAAAGGATTGACGTCAAATGGGCAATTATCGGGCATTCTTAAACTCCTCCGGCAGGTAATCTTAATTCTAATTCTTCTACTACGTCTATACTGTCAAAATTAGAAAATCTAATTTTTATAAGCAAAATATGTGGTATATTTTGACCAGTATCTAATTCATTCAAACTTCCAGAGATATCTGAAGTAGCTTCATTTACTACTTCTATATCTTGGATTGCTATTCTTGGTTCCCATTGAGAAATAGAATTAGCAATTGCTTCTCTGACTTTTTCGTTAACAACTGAATCATTCGGCTCAAACATAAATTTTCTAAGCGGTGTTCCAAACTCTGGCAACATCACACGTTCTCCGGGTTGTGTTAATAACAAAATAAGCAGATCAGATTTAATCTGGTCTACTCCTCTAGTTGTTCTTAAAAAACCCTTGGGATCTTTTATTATCGGATATGGTGCGCCTAAAAAACTCATAATTTTACCTATTTTATTTAGTAATATAATAATAATTTCACATTATTATTATACTTATTCGCAAGCGCATGGTTCTGGGCAGGGATCATCACATTTTACAAATGGTGATAATTGGAACAGCGAAACACACGGATCTGTTGGATTTGCCGAGGCATAAACTCTAGAACTTGCTTTTAATTTAACTTGAGGTGGATCTCCCGAAGGAATAAGAACAGCAACTGGGCCTATGCAAGGAACGCAATCATCTGGACCTTCTGCATCTTCCGGAGGGCAGTCCTTTCCAGCCATTAAAAGGATCATTTTTTCTGCTAAAAACGCATGTATTTCGGCAATATTAAAGTAAAAATTACACGAATAATGTAAAGTATGTTGACTAACCGCAGTAAAATGATTTCTTGGACCTAAACAGCCACCTTCACAAAATTCTTCTGTGTCTTGGCCAACTCCAACTACTGTATAATGATCGCCTTCTGTCATGCAGATATAATCGCCAGCAGCCTTAACAAAAATATATCCACAGTTAACATCTTCTTGCATTCTTATTATGTGAGGGTTTCCAGTGTCGTAGCAGGCATCGTATTGAGGAGCCATTAACTGAATATATTGTTGTTGCGTCTCTTCTTGATGATTGTCATCAGCCATCATCATTTCCAAGCCATAACCAGTTCTTATTTTTACAAAAGCATCAGTAGCCTTATTGGTAGGCACTCCTCCTTCTTTTCTGTTGGGTCCACATTGCTTATTGTTCTCATCTATCATCTCAAAAGTATGATTAGATGTACTTTGCATACTTATGCCACGCTTAGGACCAGCGCTGTCTGTTCCGCATCCACATTCGCAATTTTCACAAGTGCAATCACAATCATTGCTGTCATCATTTAATTCAATTTTATTTCCAGAAGCACTTAGAAGTCTAACGTAATTATCTGGACCTCTGAGCCTAGGCTTGTCATCAGGCTCGACATCACTCATTTCAATTTGATGACCATGAGCAGATTTCCAAACAGTTCTTCCTTTAAATACTCCTTCTCCTTCAGGACACCCATAATCAAAAGGTTCGTTTGATTTTTCCCATTCGTTTGTTCCTTTAGGCTCTTTGACAGAGTCATCCATCCATAATGTATGACCGCTTAAAGAAAGAAATTGTATTCCCGATTGTGGCAAACTTACTTTATCAACTCTATTGCTTTGACAATTTTGAGGGCCTTGGTAGGGCTTGCATTCGTTTTTATGCTTAAAATAAGGATTGGCAGAAGTTTCTTCAAATGGATCAGCAGGACAATCGTCTAGTTTTTCTATTGGTTCATCACCATCATTGCATTTACTTACATCTCCACCACCTCCGCCGCAGCTTGGATGTGCCCATTGTGCACTAGGATGAACTCTATCATCTTTAAGAATTATATGATTGCCTTGAGCAGATTTTAATTCCATTCGTTGCCAACGGTGATTACATTTGTAATTTCCGTCAACCATTTTAATCATATGTTTTTGAGGAGTTTTCCAACCATAAATATTAGGATAAGTTATTTTATCTCTTCCGCCATCTTCATCTCTTTCAAAATCTATTAGGGAATCTATATCTTGACCATTATAATTTTCTGTATTCCAAGGAGGAAAAACTTGATCTTCGTCGGGACCTAAAAGATAACCTCCTCTATGACCTCTGTGTATAGCTTCGTATTCAGGAACGGGGATGTCCCATCCTCTAGATCTATCTCTATCCCAAGTAGTTCCAATATAAAAAGCCCAATCTCTATTGCCTCCTTCGAACAACAAACATAGCTTTGAACCTGCTGGCGGAACCCACGTACATCCACAATCATCAAATCCTCCTTGAGCAGAAATAGGGTACGCCCATGGCAAAGCTTTAACAGGAGTTTCTTTCTTATGAAGAAGAGGACTGAAAAACCTTACTTTTCCTTGCTTCAATGGATCTATAGTCTCTATGCATACGGCAGTGTGCAAATATGGAACTGACTGTGCTTGAGCAGGTTGATCATAATAAGTTTTAATTTCACTTTGAACTATATTGGACATAGAATATCCAAAATCAGAAAATCTTTGTTCCATTTGAGATAATCTGTCATTTAAATTTACAAATTTATCTGGTATTGATAAATTTACTATACTTTTGCTATCGTTTTGTGCCATTTTATTATTTTAATATTATTTAATTTAGGGTTTAACATACATTTTCTACGGGAATTCCACTAGGGTTAGCACCAAGTGTATTTTCGGCACTTGTGGACAGATCAAATCCGGGAGCTGCTAGCTGTACCTTTAAAGTAGTAACAAAAGAACCTTCTTGAATAGAATGACTCCATCCAAGAATCAGCCAAGATTTGTTACTAAGAAATTGATTGCACTCTGCTTTTTGTAAAAAATCTCCACAACTTTCATCATCACCTCCTTTTATGGTAAATGGATTTATAATTGTGATGCTAACAAGCTTTCCTTTAGACTGCATAGAATGATAATCTGGTAAAGTAGATCCTACTATTCTAAGATCAGCAGTAATTCCACCTTTAGCTACCATATTGACACCTTCTGCTTTAAAATGAACATCTTGAGATTTATTCATTTCTTTTTGAGCATTTCTTGTTCCTTCTGTGTATACTGCTGGTTGAGTAGGAACTATTTGTGTTTGTGGTCCTGCGTCAACTCCGGCTGCTCCCGGTGTGGGTTTTGTTTCGTCTTCTACGAATTCTCCATTCGAAGTTAGAGCACCACCAGAACTTCCACCAGATCTAGCTTTTTTCATTACACTAACTATGTCTAGTGTTGGATTAAACTCTAAAACATTCGAGCAAGATCCTCCATTAACGATATAATTACAAACAACTTTGCCCCCTAGTTTTTCATTTTCAGTTGGAGAAGGGTCTAAAAGCAATGTTACTCTGTTCGGAACTTGTGGATCATGTATTATTGTGATTCCTTTAGTTTCACTTCCATCCTTAACTCTGTAAGGAGATATCCAAGACGCTATAGTTTCATATTTATTTGACATGTTCGCTGCCCAGCAAGCTTTTGGACTTTCTTCTCCATGTTTATCCCAATTAAAAGAGGGAACAGTTACGATTTCTCCGTCTGCATTTCTTTTAGCATATGTTACTTCAATTTTAGGACTTCCTCCTTCAGTGTAACTTGCTAATTGCTGAAGAGCGTCAGATAACTTAATAGGATCTTCTTCAGTTCCAAAAGTTTTATCAATGTGAAAAGTTTGAAGAACAGATTCAACAGGGCCAAAGCCTATTGTAAATCTTATCAACCCGTTACTTACTTGAGAAGTAATTCGCTGAATTATAGCTTTTTTTTCACTTGTTAGACTCCTTTTTACAGCTCCATCACAATCAACACCAACCCAGCCTACTTTAAATATTATCTGGTGTCCTGTACCCAGCGTAGGAATGCATTTTTCCATTTTCTGCAAGGTTGTTTGAAAAAATCCAGTTTCCCCACCGTTTTCATCTACTATTTCTATTTTTCCTTGCATCATATTATCAAATCCGTATTCTATAGATTTGACAACAGCAGTATTTGGATCGGCACTGAATGAGTTGTTGCCTACTGTTACTTGGGCACCATTTGAGCCTTCTATTCTTGCTTCTATATAAGGGGCCATGCTTGCAACTTCGCTGAAAGTGCCACCTAGTGGTTCTACGCCAGATCCATTTGGTCCGTCTGCTTTGTAATCAGAAATGCATCCTGCTAAACATCCTTTTCTTTCATGAGGCATATGGATTCCCCGGTAAAGTGATTGTCATTCCTGCTTTAAAATCATATACGTCTTTTATTCCATTTATTTCCATTATCTTCCACCAAAAATCTACTGTTCCGTATTTTTTTTTGGAAACCAAATCTGGTCTGTATTGCATTCCACTTGGAACGACAGTAACTTGATCTTGTGCAGTAGGATCATATTTTTTTTTCTTATATGTTTCAAAAGTTATAAATTTTTCATCTGTATAAAGAACTACTCTGCTACTTGAATACCTGCTTGTAGGACTAACAAAAACATTTGCATTTTTACTTGAATATTCTATTGAATTTGCCATTTTATCCTCCTAATGAAAATATTTTATTTTGGCCCGGAAGTGAAGAACTCGAATAGACAACATCCCAAGTTGTGTCAACAGAAAACTTCATAGGAGTAAAAGGCTTATCAAACCCAGCGCCGTTTCCAAGTTGATTATCACTTATCCAAGAAACATCTGTTGGGAATTTGACCGAGTAATTTTTTAAAACAACGCACAAGTCTCCATCTTTTTTCAAAAGCTGACCACATCTAATTTTACAAACAGGAGGAGGAATAAAAGGCTCGCCATCTGCTCCGTTTCTTGGATATGCCGCACTTTGAATTGCTCTTAAACTCTCTAAGTTCTCTGTTACATCGTTAGGCTTTGATATGATGAAATGAAGCTGCATGGTGATGCTTCTATTATCTGATAAGGAGTATGTTTTGATAGGACTAGATCTTCCAATGATGGTTTCGTCAGCATAGGTTGCACTTTTAGTGTCTCCTATATCAGGCAAATTATCTAAAATTATTGTTTTAGCTCCCGGAATAATAATATAACATTCTCGTATCGGTTTAAGCTGTCCTGTTAATGTTGTTGCTAGTGGCATACTACTCCTTATTTACCATCATTTATAATTTGTCTATTTGGTCCTCCTGAAGCATATCCATACTTCATTGTTCCAAATATTGGTGAGTTCCTAGGAACTCTAGTATTTTTTGTATCTCCTATTATAGCGTCACTAGAAGAAGATTCTGTTGCTCCACCTCCGGTTGGACGCATAAATCCTACTAGATCTTGTATTCCTTGATTAATTTGTTCTAATTCACTCACTTGTTTATTAGAAGCTTCTTCCATTCTTGTTAACTCATCGCTTTGAAGCTTCCCGACGCCAGCTTGTGAAGAAGTTCTTTCTTTGACTATTGATTGACCTACATCTGTTAATGGTGCAGGTTGCATGTCTAATGGAGTTGCTGTTTCTGGTTCGTTTCCAAAATAACTTATTGCACTTCCAATGTTTCCAATTCCCGGAAGACCTATGGATTCAAGCAATCCAAGAGGAGACATAATTTGTGGGCCTATGTTTTCTAATATTTTACCTAATGAAATTTCTGGTGCACTTGGTTCTTTTATGCCCATGGCATTCGCTATCTCAGACCAGTTCATAATTAAAACTGGCATTGTGCCATGTTTTTGAACAATAGTTGAAGGTAATTCTTTAGATGCTATTTCATTTGGCTCTTTGTTAGAAAACAAATTTTTAATTCCACCTAAAGCATTTTTTGCTGTGCCAAGAGGATCTGTTAGTATGTCTCCTGCAATCTTTCCTATTCCCAAAGGATCTATTACGTTTGAAAACATACTCGATATGTTTTCTATGCCACCTAAATCATTTTTCGCTGTGCCAAGAGGGTTTGTTAGCATGTCTCCTGTAATCTTTCCTATTCCCAAAGGATCTATTACGTTTGAAAACATACTCGACATGTTTTTTATGCCACCTAAAGTATTTTTCGCTGTGCCGAGAGGGTTTGTTAGCATGTCTCCAAGACCTGCGAAAACTCCTGAGAAAGCTGAAGACAAACTTGGGAATACTCCATTTCCTTCAGCAACCATATTAGTTATATTTTTTGGAACAACCATTTCGCCTTCATGAAGCATGGCCAATCCAGTTTGCTGTATTTGTCTTGTTCCTTCATTAAAGTAATTGAAAGGGTTTAGATAAGATCCGACTGCCTTTGCTCCTTCCCAAGCACCATTAGCAGCATCAGATATAGTTTCTCCAGCAGCATATACTCCTTCTTTTATAGCTCCCCCAACTTTAGATGCTCCTTCGCTAAAGTCACCAGTTAGTATATCACCAACACCGCCAACAGCTGCTCCTCCTGCATGGAGCATACTATTTCCTTCTTGCAATCTAGTTGCTTCTTGAGCAACTGATGATTCATTATAACCATCTATGGCTCCCATTCCCGGAATCCAACTTTTTATGTAATCCCACACACCGGATAAAGCTCCTGTGAATTGGTCATATAGCCAAGTTGGAAATCCTACAAAAACATTATAGATTCCATCTAGTATTGATTGTCCTATTGAAGATGCAATATTACCAATACTTGAAAAAGCAGATTTAATACCGTCTGCTAGCATTCCCCCTAAATTTCCAAGTCCAGAAATCATGTTACTAAGCAACCAGCTTGGGAAATCTACAAAAACAGATTTCAATCCACCTAATATCATTCCCCCTAAATTTCCAAGTCCAGAAATTATGCTACTAAGCAACCAGCTTGGAAAATCTACAAAAACAGATTTCAATCCACCTAATATCATTCCTCCTAAGCCTGCCAATCCATCTAATATCATTCCTCCTAAGCCTGACAATCCCTCCCACAAAGCAGAAATTCCAGCTCCTACATGTCCCGGAATATCCATAAAGAATTCGAGTGTTTTATTTAATAGCCCAACGACCTTGTCATAAATAAATGTTGCAAACTCAGCTATTTTTCTAAAAGGCCACATAAACGCGTTGTATAAAAATTCTCCTATTCTTTTTATAGTTTTTACAATTCCTTTGTAGAGCATTTCTGGTATTCGTGCCAAGAAGGTTCCAAATAGATAAGCAACATCCATAACTTTTCCTAACAACCACTTAGGAAATGCTATGAAAGTTGATTTTAAAACTCTGAAGATTGTGGCAGGAATTCTTTTTAAAACTTTGAAAAGATAAGAAACTGAATTTTTAATTCCTGCATATAAAAACTTACCTATGTCTTTGATTTGATTTCCTATGGCGGCGCCTATGCCTACTATGCCTTCCCATATTTTTCCAAAGTCCAAAGTAGCTATTCCATAGAATATATTAAATACTCCTTGCAAAGCTCCGACAACATTTGATATAGTGCTTCCAATAAAACTAAATACATTTCCTATTTGAGACATTAAGGTTCCAAAGTAACTTTCTGTTCCAAAACTAGAAAGATAAGAACCAATATTAGAAAAAACATTTCCAATCATTTTTGGTATGGTCATTAAAGCAGAGAATATTTTTTGTGGTAGTTTTAAAAACCAATTTATAATTCCTGTAACCATGTCAGGAACTATAGAACCTCCTACTAATGTTTTCCACAACCAACTAAACCAATCTACAATACCTCCAAGAGTTTTTGCGATGGTATTGTATATTCCAGTAAATACTCCTGATACCAAATTTACTATAGGACTTAATACGGTGGAAATTACGGAGGCTATTGCATTAGCAATATAACTAACTGTTTTGTATATTGCACCAAATACGGTGGAAATTACGGTTCCAATAGCTACTACTATAGGAGCGATAAAAGCATATATTCCTCCAAATGCCCATTTAAGCCAATCAAGTGCAGGACCAACAGTTCCAGCTACAATGTCGTATAATCCAGTAAATACTCCTGATACCCAATTTACTATAGGGCCAATAGTTCCTGCTACTGCATCATACAACCCACCAAAAATTTGCTTGAATCCTGCACCAATCATATCGAAATCAAAAGTGAGAAGTCCATATATGGCTTTACTAAAACCAACAACAACATCAACAGCAGCAGATATTAAATTTGCTAAAATTTCTATAGGAACAATAAGCAAGCTTATTGCTTTTCCTAAAACAAAAAATGTTGCAGCCAAAGGAAGTCCTATTATAAATCCTATAGGCTTTCCAATTGCCTTCATAACATCATAAAGTATTGCAAACATGCCTCCCATGCTGTCTGCCTGTACTCCAAATATTCCAAATATTTTATTAAATGCGCCTAATACTGTTTGTCCTATTCTTGCAAACTGTTCTCCTATTCCACTAAATGCATTGCTTACTAAAGAAAATGCCGCTTTAATTCCATCTACCATTCCGTAGAAAAGACCCATTATAGTATTGATAGAATAAGCCAAGTAATCTTCCAAAGCTCTACCAACACCTGAGAAATTAAGTAGTCCAAAAGTTAGACCGTCTAATATTCCAACTAAAACACCGGCTACAGTCGAAGACGCATACATTCCAGCATTTAATTCGCCAAAATCTTTTTCAAACCTACCAGCAGTTCTAGAAAAGCCCATAAACCCGCCTATGATGCCATCAATGGCAGCAAGAGCAATAGCTAAAGGAGGAAAACTTTTACCAGCGGTACTTATAGCTTTAAACAAGCCTTTAATACCACCGGTTGCTAGTTTGAGTCCAGATTTTCCTGCGCTTAAAGTTTTAGTAAATCCAACAAGAGCTTTTGCATCTGCGGCTTTTGCTAGTCCTTTTATTCCACCTCTAGCAGCAAGGCCTGCTCTTGCCGAGCTAATACCTGCTTTTACAGTACCAACACCTCTTACTCCTTTTTGTACTGTTCCTAATGTCATAGACCCACCTTTAAATCCTCTTATCAAAGATTTAAAGAATCCATCTCCTGCTGATCTTGCTCGTGTAAATCCTTTTCCAAAAGCTCCAAACATATCTGTTGTTTTAGAGGTGATGGTTTTAACAGCAGAAGAGCCAGTAGATTTCAAAGAAGACAAAGTACTTGCGCCTGACGATTTTATAACATTTAATGCGTTTGATCCATTTCTAATTAAATAATTTTGAGCTTGTCCTATTTTAGTTAAAGAGTTAGCATAAGCTGTGCTAGCTTTACTAGCTGTTTTAAAATAACTTGATAATCCTTGTGATTTGAAACCTTTTCCTAAAGATTCGAAGAATCCTGCGCCTTGAGACGTTGCTGTTTTGAAACCTGTCCCAAAAGGTTTAAATATATTTTTTGCACCTTGAGCTACAGGATTTGTAATTTGTGTGATTCCTTTTCCTACTGAATCAAACGTGTTGTAAACAGCACTTGGGAGCTTCATAAGTCCTCTAGTTTTGTTACTTGATTGAATCAGTCCTCCTAGACCTCGATCTAGTGATTTGAAAAAACCTTGTCCTTGAGATCTTGCTCTTGAGAATCCTTTAGTGAATGGCTCAAAAATTGATCTTGTACCTGTTTTTATATTCGCAGCCGCATTGCCCACTGATTTCTCTACACTTCCGACAGCACGATTAATAGTTTTGGAATTCTTGTGTACTGCAAGGGCTTGTTTTTTCAAACCCATAGCACTCAAACCTTTGGTCAGAGCTGCTGAACCTAAACTGAACATTTTAGCTGACTGATACAGACCAAAACCAGCAGCTACTGCTGTTCCACCTAATATAGTTAAAAGTAAACCCATGCCTCCCAACATATCTAAAAACATCATAAGAGGACCAGAAGTTAAATTTCTTATTGTCTGATTAAGCTTGTTAAGAGCATTACTTAACTCACTTGTAGGGCTTGTTCCTTTTTTTAAGTCAACTCCCATTTTTTGAGCGGCAGTAGACATCTCATCATTTATCTCTCTTATTCTTAAAGTATCTCCACTTTCTATGGCTTTTTTAAGTTTGCTTGAAAAATCAGCATCTAATCCCATGTCTTTAAGATCAATTTTATTCTTCTCAGCAGCTAATTTCAAAGATTCGGCAGCAGCAAGTTGCTGCGCTCCCATCATCAATGCGGCATCTCCAGCATTATTAATAGGATCTAATCCTTTTAATACATCTTGTGTTATCTTTTGACCATTAATCTCGATGCCTACATCTTTACTAGCCAAACCTCCAATCGCAGCAGACAAATCTTCTCTAAATTCTCCAAGATTTCCGCTTTGCTTTAAATCATCAACAAAACTTCCAGTTGCTGATTCAAAAGCTTTCATCTTGCTTCCAAAAGCATTTGGATCAATTGCTTTAAGGGATTTATCAAAAGCTGTTGATGCCGCAAGTCCTTGGTTGCTTAGTGCATTTGCATAATCTGCTTCAGCCTTTACTCTTTCCTCGGCTGTCATGTTGGTATTTTTCATTTCGTCTTCAAGATCTTTTAGCGTTCCTGCTATGCCTCTAGATTGCTTTCGAAACGTTTCTCCAACTCTTTGGAACTCAGTAAGTTCCATGCCAGTTAATCCTTTTAGCTGTATAGAAAGTCTTTGTCGTTCTTTAACACTCAGATTTCCTATCTGCTCAAACGTCATTCCAACATCGCCGGTCAGTCTTTTTAAAGTTCCTTCCATTCCTGAAGCTAAAGAACCTAAATTTTTTCTTGACTGCATGAAGGTTCCTTCAAGCATGGTTCCCGTTTTCCCAATAGCAGCTCCTACACTAAGAAGATAACCTCCAGTCGCATCACTTGTAGATTCTAATAATGAATTTGTACTTGATAGAGCATTTGCAATTTTCATATAGGCATCTCCTACGCCTACTTTTTGAGCCTCAGCAGACATGCCAATTACATTTTTCATTGCAAGGCTTGTGAGATTTCCTTGATTTCTTAAATTTTCTAAAATCTTTTTAGATGCATTCATTGCATTAACAAGTTCATCGCCAGTCACGCCTGTACTTCTAGAAACAGACAATGAATCTCTAGACAATTGTTGCATTTGCCTTTCGCTAAGACCTAAAGTTCTATTCCATTCACCAAAAAGATCAGCTGTTGCTTCTGTACTTGAGCCTATTAAAGTTGACGCGGCTAATCCTGATTTTATAACCTTAAGTCCAGATTGATTAGCTTTGGTTCCTTTCTTTAAATTTTTAAGGTATTCATTTTGAAACTCGTCTACGTTTTTTCCAGTTGCTTCAACTACATCACCATATTTTCCAAATGCAACTTGTAGATCTCTAGTATCTCCTGTTATGCCTTGAGTCTCAAATGCAACTTCTCGCAATGCGGCTTGAAATATAAAAGCGTCTTTAGCAGCACCTGTAAATAAAACTTGAGTTAGACCTACGCCTCCTGTTAACTGAGCGAGATAACTAGTTAACTGATTTCCTTGTCTTTTGAAAAAGTCATTATCATCAAATTCAAACCTTCCTTTCCCAAAATCAGGTGGTGGTGGATTTGCTACTCCTGCTGCTACTTCTGCTGCTCCTGCTTGTGCTTGCGTTGATGTGGACGGTTTGTAACCAATCGCCTTCGTGAGAGCCATCGTGTCGTCAAAATTCTTGTTATTAACCTCAGCAAATCCCGATATGGATTTTTCTAGGTTTTTGTTCATGTCATTAACGTTTTCACCTACGCGCTCAACCGCTCCAAGTAAATCTTGACTACTTTTTTCAGAAGATTTTTCTTGTTTTTGTCTATCTTTATTAGCGTCATTTGCTGATTTTGCAAGATCTTTGAAATACTTCTGCGCATCTTGAGATGACTTTAAAACTGATTCATTAAGTCCCGTTAGAGCAGACATGATTTTTACTAAATCTTCTATTGATTTATCAAAAGAAGATTTATTATTATTCATTGCGCTTGCCATATTATCAGGCAGATCTTTTATAGCACTAGTATCTTCATTTAGTGCATTTACTAATGAATCAAAAGATTTATGTATTTCTGAAAAATCAGGTGGTACTTTATCTGCCATTTATTATTCCGGGTCATTTATAGATGGGACGTTGGGTACGGTAGGAATAATTCCAGTAGGTGCATCTTGCTGTATGTTATTTAGTGTTTTCAAATTAACTTCGTTCGCTTTTGGGTTAATTTGTTTATTAATTTGCTCTTCTGCATTTCTTCTTATTATTTCAACTTCTGCTGGATCTATGCTTCTTGTAGTGCCTATTGCATCCAATAGAACATCGCAATCTAGTACTTTTATTTGTCTAATGCCTGACCATTTGTAAGATCTATATGCATTTTGCAAAAAAGAATCGCCTTTTATAGATCCTGCATATGAAAAAAATGGATTATTGCAGTTTCTTAAAGTTTTTTTAATATAGTTAAAAGTTAAATAATGTAGGTTTATTCCCCAGATTTTGCTTCCCGGATTAACAGTGCTGGCAATCACCAAGGGATAAGGATCATTTTTAAAAAAAGTATAATTGAAAGTTATTAAACTTCCTTTTTTTACAGTATTAGATAATTGTTTATTTGAACCAACTCGCCTGAAAACTTGTTCAATTAAATTATTTGGAACTGCCATGATTAATAAATCGAATTAGAATAATCACCCAAAGCTCTACCAACAGTGACTTGATTAGATACATCATTGTTTTTAGATACTGGATTTCTAGAAAATAAAACTGATCTTTGATCAACTTCTGCTTTAGAACTTTGTTTGAAAAAACTTTCAAATTCTTCAATTACAATGTTGGATATAGTTTTTGCCATTTTCACGCCTTCCATATCAGGAGCTAAATCTTCATATGCTTTTTCTATATTTAAAGAATAGGCAGTTCCATAAGGCTCAGACGTATTCTCATTTTGAACTCTATATGCAAAGCTAGATCCTATTTGATAAACTCTAACTCCATCAAAAGGTAAATCCATTGTTTTTTCAGGCGAAACATACAAATAAGGATTTTCCATATCTTCTAAGAATTCTTTAACTTCAAAATCTTGACCTATAACTTTAGAAAGAACTTTTAATTTTTCAATTATTTCTTTATTTTTAACATCTACAAAACTTGAAAATTTCATTAGCACTGCCTCATCAATAAATCGTGACAGCTGTAGACACAACTTCTTATGTCTTTAAGGTCACTAGGGTTTCCTTTATATGGTGTTTCTTTTACGACTGTTCCCTGCATCACGTATGCAGCATCGTTTATTGTTGAATAAGAAGCTGTTAAGAACAGCATTCCATTTTTCTTTTGCATGAAACTTAATTCTTCTGTCACTGGTTGACCTTCTGCATCGAACTCACCTGTTTCTTTTACAAAATTTATTTTTAGATCTGACATTGCCAATATAGTTCCATTTTCATCAATGATGGCTTCAGAGTCTAAAGACTTGTCGTTTTTAACAACTAGTTTTCCATCTGAATAAGCTCCTCTAAGAGCATTAGCTATATCACAACCCAAGTAAACAATTGTTCCATCTTCATCAACTACATTGACTATAAAAGATTGTTCTTCAAATTGTTTTGATATTGATTCAATGATTACTCTTTTTCTAAGTATGTCTCTTTCTTCTGGACTGCCTTCTGTTAATCGTGCAAGTTCAGGCTCAGACAGATACTTCTCTGGATCGTCTTCTTTTAAGGACCAACTTCCTAAAGATACATCGCCCCATTCGGAATTCAATCTAGTTGATATTTTTATTGAATACTCTTTGTCATTTAAAATTAAATTTTCTTTATCTGGGCTACTGCTAACTTGAACGCCTCCTATTAAAGCTCCTATGAACTTTCTATGAAGCTCGCCTTTGTATCCTGAGTATCCTGTCATCTTTATAAATATGTTGCTCACATCAGGCATTGAATCTAAAACCATATTGATATGCGCAACTAAACTTGTAGAAGGGTTGTTTTTATCTAATTGCTGCTTTGTACTTTTTCTTATTGCTTTGCTTGCTTTTTCTACATTTGCATTTAATCTTATTAGTTGAATGTTTATATTGTCTTCAACAAACTTTCTTTGATAAGGTTCTAATTCTTCTTCTTTGCTTCTCATAGGATAAAGCAAATCTAATAACTTAGCTGAATTACCACTTACTGATTCTCTAAAATAGTTTTCTTTCCAAGAATCAAAATCATCTTCTAAATCTTTTTCTTCTTCTGGGAAGTCGGGGAATTCTGGTTCTTCAATTTCATCCTCAACACTATCTTCCGGAGCAGAATCTTCATCTTCAGGTTTAGATTCTTCATCTTCCATTCCCATAGATGCAGCTAATGCCGGATCTTCAACAGGAGCATTAGGATCAAGTGGATCTTGTCCTTTTTGAATCATAGTGTCAGCAAAATCAGGTTGTGACGTAGGAGGACCTACTGCGCCGTCTGGAGCTGAAGTAGAATCTTGTTCTGCTAACCAGTCTTGTAAATTATTTTTGTTCATTATTTTTTTCCTTCTGAATTTTTTCCATCAAAGACTTTCTGTTGATGCCACTAGAATCATAAATATTTATTGTATTTCCGTTATCTTTTTTACTGCCATTCATATATGGCTTGAAAGTGTCTGGTTGCTTGAGTTTTATCCTCGTCATTAAATCCGCTATTTTTGACATTTTGTCGCTAGTGTCTATTTTTGTTTTTAGCAAATTAACTAATGCCTCTTTGCTAGAAGTAGAACAATCTCCGTCATTTATCACCATATTCGAAAAAGTATCCACCAGATTAGAAATTTGATCTCTGTCTGACCTCAAATTAGTCATTACTTCCCCATATACACCAAGAAGATTTTCATCGCTTATTATGCAATTTTCTTGTTCTTCTTTTTTAACCAATTCTTGCTTTTCTTTTTCAATCAGAGCGTCATCTTTTGATTTTATTAATTCTTCTTCTTTATTAGGCATAATATAATATATATAAATTGTAGCAAATAATGTTAAAAAAAAAGAGAAACTATGTCAGAAGAGATTCATCCACATAATAAGTACTATCAAAGGCTCACAGAGAATAAGATAGAACGTGAAGTTGCTCAAAATAAAGATTTAGAGTCTCAAATAGAATCTTTGAAAAAAGACATTAAAAAATTAGAAAACAAAATCAATAATTCTGACAATAATAAATTAGTAGAAAATATACATAAATTAGACTTGAGAATACACTCTGTTGAAGTTACTCAAGGTGGTCAAGAAAAAAAATGGAATATGTTTATTAATTTTGGAATACAACTACTATGGGTTATCATGGCTGCGTATTTACTTTTTAAATTAGGTTTAGAAGCGCCCTTATAGGAAAATAATTATGAAAAATTTTAATGAATGGTTAAAAAGCCGACAAGAACAACAATTAAATGAAGCTGGGCCAGCAAGATTACGAACAAGATATCAAACGCCTAGTGAATTAAGCAACGTTGGAATAGGACGAATTGGACCTTTAGGAACATTCGGTCAAGACTCAAGTCCGGGAGATGTTGAACGAGCAATCGGCGGCGTCATGGGAGCTTTAGGCCAAGCTATTCAAAAAGATTTAGTAAAACCTACTGCTGTTTCAAGACTAGAAGTTCCTTTAATTTATAAAAGACTTACTGAAGGAGTTCCACTAGAAATTTATATGAAACTTCCTCTTCAAGTCCCAGTGGTTGGAAATGATCCTAATAAGGACGATTATGCTATGACCATAAGCACTTCTCCATCAGGCTACGGCACAAACAAAAAAAATATTCGAGACAAAATAAAAGATATTTTAAACGATAAAAGAATAAGAAAAGAAGGAGAAACTAAAGAGTCTGATACTAAATTCGCTCATGTAACTAGAGAAATGGAGCAGGAAAACGCTGCCACTTATGATAGAGCAGTGGCATTTACAACTGCACTTATTATAGAGGTAATAAAAATGCAACATACAAATTTAGAAAAATACTTTGATTTTGAAAAACCTAAAATAGTTTCCAGAAACATACAAGGCGATGAATTGGATCTTGGCATACAGCTTAAGCCTAAAAAACCTCTTCCGTTAGGAAAAACAGCAAGAGACATAAGCCCTGATGATCCTAAAGAAAAAGATGAGGATGAGGAATGAAAAAATTTAAAGATTTTTTAATAGAAAAAGAAGGCGAAGATGATGGAAATTGGAAAAAACAATATATTAAATTAGAAGAAGGATTTGTTCCTCCTTCTAAAATGAATCCTATTATTGAAGCTTTTTCTAAAAGCAACTCTATAGAAATAATGGATGATACATCCAAGCAAATAAAAATGCCTAAAAAGACCTTGTTGCTGTGCAGATCTACAGTTAGAGATTTCCTTAGAAATAAAACTCCTAAGAAATTTGAATTAACCACAGATGCCACTCCAGAGCAAATTTGCCTTATTCTTCATAGCGCTGGATTTAAAGCAAATGAAAATTTTAATTTAAGTAAAAATAAAATTGAGATTTCTTTTAAACCCGATATTGCGGATGAAAACGACCATAAATTATGGTATATTAAAAATAAAAATGAAAATAAAAATGAGGCAACTGTTTGCGCCATAGTTGACAAAGAACAATTCGAAATAGATACGCTTACAGAAGAATACCAAGAAGAAGGAAAAACTCATCTTAGATATACGAATGATATTAAAAAAGATGTAGAGAGAGTTAAATTTACAGTAGACGCAATGTATATCGAACTTACTAAAATTGATGGAGAGAATAGTAAATTATTTGATCCAACAGAAAGAGGGTTTTATGATATCAATCAAAAAGAACTACACTTAATGTAATTTTAAAATTTGCTTACTAGTATAATTTTATGAAATATTTTGTAAGCATAGAAAATATAGACTACTTCTATTGGCAGACTGAACTTCTAATCCAAAGTTTTAAAATGCATGGAATTGAAGACGATCTTATTATTGCCATAGCCGAAAATGAAACTATTAAAAGTACGCCTTATATACTGAACTTATCTAAGCATAAGAATTGCATCACTCATAGAAATTTAGGTAGGGAAAATGATTGTTTGGAATTAAACAGAATCTATTCTCTGACAGTAGCCTTGCGTAAAAACATTTTGACATTTCCATTTACACTGATACACTCCGACATGGTTTTGAACAAACCTATTCAACCATATGAATCTAATATAACAACAAACACATATCAATTAGAAGATGAAGAAATTGATATGTTTATAGATTTTGATGAAATTAAAAATAATCTAATTAAAACAGGAGTTCTTAAATCTTTAAATAATTTTTACTACTCACATCCTATAGTTTTTAATCATGATGAAAATACTACTGATTCTTTTAAAGAAAACTTTTTTAATTTTTTATTAGCAGACGTTATTAATTCTATTGGAGGAGACCAAGAAGAAAAGTATAGAAGATTTTTTGAAAAATCCTCTTGGAAAAAAAGCCTTTTAAAATCAGTAGGGCATTGCGAAATATCAGGAGATGTTTTGTCTTGTAATATAACAGATGAAATTGATGTTCCTTTTATACATTATGACAAAGGAATACCTCCTTCTTTCAGCAAACACTATTATAAAAACAAGGACGGAATTTTCCTAGCAGAAAAATCCAGTCCTTTTTCGAGGCTTCTGCAACTGAGAGATATGTCTCCCCATGCTTCTTATGTGGCATCGGTAGTAGATTCTTATCTTGAAGAATATAATTTACATGTTGATTAAAATTATGTTCTTAATAACTAAATTATACTATGAGCAAAGAAAACTATTATTTAATAAAAGATTTTAATTTTTTTGTTAAAGAAACAAAAAAAGTAGCTGTGGATAATTTTAAAACTTTTGTAGAAGAAAAAGATATTGAAGAAGAATATGATGAAGTTACAAATAAAATAACAAGTGAATTTATAGAGATTGCCAGTAAAGCTAAACTTGATTTTGAAGAAATCAACAATCAGATAATCTCCGATCATGAGTGTGAAGTTTTAATGTTCCCTATGATAAAACATAGGGATGGAAAAATGATTGTTTCTGAAGGAATGTATTTCGATATATTGAAATGCATTCACACAAGAATAATAAGTAATACTCTTGCCATTCTTGCTTCAAAAGGAATAGTTGAATCTGCGTTTGATGAAGAACTAGATGATTTTGTTTTTTGGATTAGCTAAATTTTTTAAACATTTTTTTACAAAGTTCTTCGTACTTTCTTTTTGTGATATTCAAATTAGTTAATTTAGAAAAGTCTTCAAAAGAAGGAGCATGAGTAGCTAAAAAGCAACAAGCCCATGCTTCTTTAAGTTTTTCTTCATCTCTGGTATTTTTTTTAGATTCCAAAAAAATACCAGAGGATTCTTCAGAATAATCTATTTCTTCTCTTTCAAACATCTTCATAACCTTTCAAAAAATTATTTAACTGTAAAGCTTTTTTGTCTTGGATGTGATAATTACCTTCTTCTCCATAAACGACTCCATCTTTACATTTTTTAAAATTTGCGGATTCATAAAAAGTTTCATTTGGTTCAACCAAATAAATATCAATTCCTTTATAATCCATATCTCCTATCTTTTTCAAACAACGATTAATATCTCTAATCATTATTTCCTGTAACGCTATATCAAATGCTCTAAAACCCATTTTAAGAGAGCTTAAAAAGCCTTCTGGTTTACGCCACGGATCTATAGTCAATCTTCTTCCCATTATGACGTATATTTTATTGCATCCTGAATGTATACATTGTTCTAAAGGAGCGATTTGTCTACTTCCGGCATCAACCCATCCATCTCTATCTTCAACTAAAGAAGTTATTGCAACACTTGCCAAAACAGCTTCTTTGAACTCCTCTGTAGTAGTTGATTTATTAGATACATAGTCCATGAACCCATCTTCTATATTCATTCGAATTACTACACTTTCGCAAATAGGGTCATTTTTCATTGCATCAGAAAGTATTTTTTCCATTGGTTTTTGATTCATCAACCCTCTTTTCCAAAGAAAGTTATAATTAATTCTAAAAACACTAAAAATACTTTTTACGCTAGACCATAAGTCAGCTAATCCTTCGGGACCTAGATAACAGTAAGAAGATGCACAAATAGATCCTGAAGATATTCCTATTGTAAAGTCTGGTTTAATCCCTTTTTTGAAAAGACTTAAAGCAATACCGGCTTGAATTGCTCCTCGGGCACCTTCTCCAGTGAAACAAAAACCAACTTTATCTTTATCCATGTTTCCTCTTTTTATTTTTTCCTCTTTTTAGTTTTTCTGCATTTACCATCTTTTCTTTTGCCGTATTTGCATTTCTTCTTTTTCTTTTTCTGAACCCAATGTCCAAATCCCCAAGGATAAAAACCTACTCTGTATGGACGTTTAGCAATGTCTTTAGATGTTGTAGCGGAATCATTTGGATCTGATCCTGAGTCATTGGATTCTGAGTCGCCTTCAGAGTCACCCGAGTCACCTCCCAGTGGTGTTCCACCCGAGTCGCCGCCTGATTCGCCACCTGATGCTCCACTTGATCCACCTGATGCTCCACTTGATCCACCTGATGCTCCACTTGATCCACCTGATGCTCCACTTGATCCACCTGATGCTCCACTTGATCCACCTGATGCTCCGCCTGATCCACCTGATGCTCCGCCTGATCCACCTGATGCTCCGCCTGATCCACCTGATGCTCCGCCTGATCCACCTGATGCTCCGCCCTCTTCTCGAAGTTTAAGCCATTCTTCAAAAGTTTTATTCATTTTTCTTCTCCAATAACCTTATATTTTTATATATCACATATTTAGAAAAAATGTGATATATAAAAATATGGAATATGATTACAAATATGTCATTTTGACTTTAGAAGAAGACGCGAACACTTCTGTTAAACCGCTTGAAAAATTAATTTCAGATGGTTGGGAGCCTATTAGAGAAACTGGCATGCCTTCTAGTGGCTCTAATTACTCTGAGAATGCACAGTTTCCAACATGCGTTTGTGTTTTAAGAAGACAAAAAGAAGAAGAAAGTCTTATTAATGAAAACGAACAAAAAGATAAAATTGAAAAAGAGGGTTGATATGCAATTTTCAGAGTGGCTAGTTTTAGAGGAAGAAGATTCGACAGGGGTTCGAGTTTATAAAAAAGAAAATCCAAAATATGATTCCTCCAAGTCCTTCAGCGAAAAAGAATTTGTTGTTTTATATGGAGCAACCTATCCAATAAAAAACGAATTGAAAAAATTAGGATTAAAATACTTCAAAGGAACTTGGTCTATTGGAGTATCTAAATTCGAAAATATTAAACAATCTTTAGTTGATTTGGGAGTTGATTTAAGTGGCCTAGAAAAAACAATGACTAGTCCTCCTTCGAGTTCTAGTGTAGTAAAAAATAAAAGTTCTCAAGAGACGGAAGATTTCTTTCAAGACGTACAAGACTCACTAGAAGGAGAACTAAAAAAAGGAACGGATGCTAAACTTAAAAAGTTAGTTGACAATATAGAAAACTTAATAGAAAAAGTTGCCAACTCTACAGATGAAGCTGGAAAACAACGTTTCATAAAAGATTTTTTAAAGTTTTCTTCTAAATTCCATAATTATAGCTTGGCAAATCAAATTCTCATATATGTTCAATCAAAAGGACAAGCTGCGCATGTTTCTTCTCCTACAAATTGGACAAAACTAGGACGTACAGTTACGAATTGGGACAAAGGCATAGTTATATTTGCTCCTAATTTTAAAAATATAGAAAAAGAAAACCCTAGCACAGGAGAAAAAGAAAAGGTTCAACTTAAGTTTTTTAGAGCTGTTAAGGTTTATGATTATTCAGCAACAGACCCTATTCCGGGTAATCCTAGTTCTTTTAAGCCACTTGATAGAAAAGATTGGAGTAGCGATACTAATGAAGATGTAGAAGAACTTAATGTTCTTATCAATTCTTTAGTAAAATGGAATAAAGAAAAAAGTATAAATGTTGATTATGAAGACATGGCTGAAGACCTAGGCGGTTACTCTGCTGGTGGCAAAATAGCTATCAACAATAAGTTTAAAGGAGTGAACCTTTTTAGCACTTTGGTTCATGAGACAGCCCATGAAATACTTCATTGGCTTGAAAAGAAAAGTAAAAAATCTGATCTGGGAAAACAATCTTCAAGACAACAAAAAGAAATAGACGCTGAGACAACTGCCTATGTTGTTTGTCATCATTTTGGTTTTGAAACCAAAGATGCCCCTAATTACTTGGCTTTATGGCGAGCTAAAGGTGATGATGTTAAAGCTAGGAGACAAAATATAGCAAAGGCTTCTAAAATGATAATACATGGAATAGAAGATAAGGTTACAGAAACAGAAATAGAGTTTGAAGACATGGAAGAAAACACACAACTCAAACTTCAATTTGATCCAAAGCCTTCAATCCCAAAAGTAGTATTGTCAGGATGGATTAAAGATGGAAGAATTTTAGCTAATATAGATGGAGAAGATAAAACTTTTGTGACAGATGCTATACATCACAATAGATTTAAAAAAATGAAACCAGAATTAGCATATAAACATATATTGAAATTAATATCTAACGGTAGAGCTTTCGAATTAGAAAAAAGAAGATAATTATGAAATTAAAATTTAAAAAACATTTAGAAGATTACAAACATGCCAAAAATGATCTTTACAAAATTGCAAAATATAGTGAAGATTTAATGGGAATGATAAGCCCTTGTGAAGAATTGGAAGATTGGATAAAAGCAAAACTAACTCACGCAGAAGATTATTTAAATACTGTTCTGGATTATATTAAATATTATAAATTTGAAGGCAAAATCCCAAACAAAATGGCAATAGGTGATTTAAAAAGCATTCAAGACAAAGCTTTGCAAATACTCAAACATATCGACTCAGTTCCCGGATTAAGAGATTGGGTTAAATCTAAGATTAATCTTGCTGGAGAATATTTAGATGATGTATATCACCATCTAGATTACAAAAATCTTGAAAAAAGAAATACAACTGAACACACACCATAAAACCAAAAGATTTCTAAGTTTAGGAGTGCAATGAGCTTTAAGAAATGGATAGAATCTCGAAAAGATAAAGGTGTAGTTACATTTGATTTTGATAACACATTAACCTTGCCTTTTTGGGATGAAGAAAATGAAATTTGGTCTTCTAGTTCAGAGAAGCCGTGTGAAGAGAATGTAAGAAAACTAAAAAAATACGCTTCTCAAGGCTACTCAGTTTATGTTGTAACTGCAAGAAAAAATCGCGATAGACCAGAAGTAGTGCAATTCGCTAAAGATAATGAGCTTCCAATAATAGATGTAATTGCCACCGGCGGTCCTAAAGGAAAAATGTTGTCTGGTCTAAACTCTTTAATTCACCATGATGATAGTCCTCAAGTATTTGAAGATCCAGAAAGCTTATTTAAAGGCAAATGGGTCAAAGTTTTTCACCCTTTTGACAAATTTGAATAACTAATCAAATACTAATGTTTTTATTGTTCTGAGATTGAATATTATAGTTTATATTTTTAATAAACTCATAATAAAGGAAAAATAAAAATGAAGAATCGCAAAGGTTTCACGCTGATTGAATTACTAGTGGTTATTGCAATTATTGGCGTTCTAGTAGGATTGTTATTGCCTGCTGTTCAACAAGCTAGAGAAGCGGCAAGACGAGCAAGTTGCTCTAATAATTTAAAACAACAAGGTCTTGCAATGCACATGAGTTTAGATCAAAAAAAATATTTCCCTGCTGCTGCTTGGACTATAGAGGCTAAAGATTTATCTGAAACTCCTAGTTCTCTTGGCAATCCATCACGAACAGAACATAGTTGGAGAGCATTTGTTCTTGCAAATTTAGAGCAAGGCAATGTAGCAAACATATATGATTTTAATAAGAATTGGTGGGAGAATACTCAAGCTATTGCAACACAAGCCTCGGTACTAAAATGTCCATCTGCACTTCCTCCCGGTGGTGGTTATGTTAATGTTGATGGGCCTACTAGAGATAGCGATAGTGCTGCTCCAAGTTTAGACCCTAACATTCTTGGTTATACTGACTATGAAACATTTACTGGTGTTAAAGATAAAGTTTTTCCTGCTGGTAGCGATCCTTATGCAAATAAAACTGGGGACGATGGTTGTTTGATAAAAGATAAGGTAACTAAGGAACAGGATATCATTGATGGTTTTTCCAACACTCTTATGATTGTAGAGTGCGCAAGTAGACCTGATGTTTATAAAGCCAGTAATGGAAGATCTCCTACAGGTGGAACTAACCAATGCATTAGTTGGGCAGATAGTTTAGGTCCATTTAAATTACATGGTATTGATGCCAATGGTGATAAGTGCAAGAACTGTTCTGGCAATGTTCCTTTTAATGTTATTAATGATGGTGAGGCATATAGTATGCATCCCGGAGTTATGAACTGCGTATATGCCGATGGATCAACCAGAACTATTAATGACAATGTTGATTTAAGAGTCTTTGCTGGCGCTATTACTCGCAACGGTGGAGAAATAGGTAGCATTGATTAAGCAAATGAGTTATTGATGAGGCGGTCGCTGGTTAATTATCCATTTAGCCAGCGATCCCAAGTCTCTGCTTCTTTATTCACTTTTTCTGCCATTAGACTTAGGTCAGCTTCTTTGTATAATTCACCACATCTTTTTAATAATTCTATTCTTTTATTTGAAAATATTTTTTGAGCAAAATCATAAAGCTCGTCTGCCTTGTGCAGTATTTCTATTCTTTTTTTCGCCTTCTCCATTACAACCTCCTGCTGTTTAATTAATTAAAAAGTAATAATATATTTATACTTATTTAATTAATTAATTAAAACAGAATGTAGCAATTGGATTAAAAGATATTATTTAATTTTTTAAGATAAAACTGTCACCTTCAGCCAAAGCATCTTCTCCTACTTTTCTCCATTCTTCGTCAAACCACAACTTATAAACTAATAAAAAATCTCTAGGAGTCAACCCTTTTTGCTCAGAATCTTTAATTTTATTTTCAACTGTTAGGTTCGAAACTGTCTTAGGAAGATTAATCAGTGACAAAAAAAGCAATAAAAAGAAAGCTATTAAAAAAACTAACTTATACATTAAAAAAAATAACTTATTCATTAAAAAAATTGCATAGTGATATTAATGGTATTGATTACAACTACTGATTAATATCACCATGCATGTAATTAGGCTTTTTCGACATCAGAGTTTTTAATTTTTTCATAAATTTCAGCTCGATGAATTGAGATTTCTTTGGGAGCTTGTATTCCAATTTTGACTCTGTCTCTATCAACATTAACAATACAAATCTCTATGTTGTCTTGAATGATAATACTTTCATTCATTTTTCTAGTAAGAACTAACATATCCACTCCTTGAATAAAATTTTAAGTTTAGGTGCTTTAATTATAAGATTTCAAAATTAATTGTCAACGTTTAAAGCAAATATTTCACCAAACATTATACAAAGAATATGCAAAACATAGCGAAAGATGAAAGACATAGAACAAAAGAACAACCCAACAAAAAGTTACAAAAGGAGCAGAGTGCTTACAAAAATTAATTAAAAGCTCTACTTTTTTCTGATCCAAATTATTCGTTGAGATTAAATAATTTAATTGAACATCATTACAATCCCCATTTGCATATCTTTTGGCTAAGTTTAATTCTTTTTCTGTGTATTTCATAATTAGATTAAATATATTAAGTTAAACAAGAATACTCATTCTAAGTAGAGCAAAAAAAATATCAATGTTAAATAAAAATGTAGAACTAAAGAGTTGGTTAGAAAAAGCTCATTTGTTTCCAAATGATCCTGGAAATAATGCAGAACTATTTAGATTAATTGAAAGTACAGATTTGAAAAAAGAATTAATAGATGAGTTTTTAATTTTATTTTATTTAAATGGCAAAAGTTTTGACGATGAATTGGCTAAGGTAAAAAACAAAAAAGTCAAAGTAAAATTAAATGAAGTTGAAAAATCTGAAGTAAAAGAATGTCTTGCGTTTTTGAAAAAACATTTTCAATATGCAATTACACTAAAAATAAATCCCAAAAAATATGTTATACGCGAATATAAAAATTTTGAATTTGAAATTGTTGACAAAAAAATATTATTTAAAAATTTCAAAGATATTGTTAAATCAAATTTTGTAAATTCTTCAACTGATATCTTTTTAGATTTCGTAATTACAAAAAGTAAAAATTTAAAAATAGGATATAAGCATTATTACTTAAGCGACGAATCCTCTTTTGTTTATGGAGCAGGCAGGCTTCATATTAATTCTTCAGGGAAAATAATCAATGTCGATAATTATTCTGGACATTATCATTCTAATAAAAAAGACTTAATGAATGCCGTTTCTCTCTTGAAAGACATGCGTTTAGAAGTTGAAAACTTTACTTATATAAATTTTTATTTTATTGAATCTACATCATTAAACTATCACAAAAAACCAATAGCTAAAAAGTTACGGGTAAATAAAAGTTTATTTTGAGTTTTCTAAAAGCCATTCTTTGAATGGCAATTTCATTTGTTTTTGGCCGGACTTATTTGGCGATTTAGATGCCTTGGCTTTTTGTGCTTTCTGCATCACCGCTTTTGCAAGAATTGCCTTTATTTCATTATTATAAAGACCCTCATCGGTGAGAAGTTGGATTACTTTGTCAATATTAGATTTGTTTTCATATCCCTGTTTAAATGCGTCTGCCACACCTCTTGCTGCTCCGCCTATACCTTGAAGTACTTTTTTTCCAACAGCACCAGCTTTTTGTAAAAATGTTTGTTTTTGAGCAGGATCTTTTGCGACCTCAGCCAACTCCAACCAATAGTTTTCTACTATTATGGCAACTTCTTCTACACTCAGTTTATTTATTTCTAATATTAATTCATTCATGATAAGCCTCTTTCTTTTTATCTATGCATTAAATAAAAAGATTTATTAGTAATACATAATTATTAGGAAAACATCATTCAAGGAGGAAAAAATGATAAAAAAAATATGTTTAATTGCATTGGCATTAGTATTAATTCCTACAATTGGCTGCACTTCTGCGCATGACGCAAATGGAGCAAGTGGCAATTGGGAAAATTCTAACTCTCAAATAGTAATGCCAAAAAGCTCAGAAGAACCTAAATCTTCAGAGCCTATCTTTGCTGATAGCTACGAAGAAGCACTAAAGATTTCAAAAGACAAACCTTTATTGGTTGTTTTAGGAACAGATTGGTGTGGATATTGCGTAAAGTTAAAAAATGAAATAAGGAATTTCGATTTAACAAACTACGTTATTTGTTTTGTAAATGCTGATGAGAGAAAAGATCTAGCTAAAAGTTTTAAAGTAAGATCTTATCCCACTTCTTTTATTCTTAAAAATGAAGTGATAAAAAGCAAAAAGAAAGGCTATAGAAAATCTGACTATTCAAGTTGGATTAATCAAAACAGATAAGGAGTTCGAAATGATTTTACTAACAGGAATTGTAGGAACTATTGTGTACCTAATTTCAAAGTTTTTCAAAAACAACAAGGAGGTTGTAAATGAACAAAGTGCTGGTGACAGGAACAGGTAGGTGTGGCACTACATTTTTAATGAGGCTGTTTACTTACCTTAATCTAAATACGGGAATAGATCCTAAAGAGATTCAGAAATATATATTCAATAAATGTAATTCAGGAATAGAACTTAATGGAAACGATCCCAAAAATGAATCTATTAGGTTCATAAAATCTCCAACTTTCTCTAGACATATCTCAAATCTGGTTACGGAGAAAAAATGGAAAATAGATTTTGTAATAGTTCCCATTAGAAAATATGAAGAAGCAGCAAAATCTAGAGAGCATTTTCAAAACCGTGCTGGTGGTCTTACTTGGAACGCTACTGATTATGAATCTCAACTGGATGAGTTTTATAAATCAATTTCAATTTTGATTAGAGAAACAACCTTGCATGATATAGAAACTATATTTTTAGATTTTGAAAAAATGACAAGCAATAGGGAATATGTTTATGAAAAACTAAAACCTGCCTTGTCAAATATTGATTTCACAAGTTTTTGTAAAGCTTATGAAAAAGCTGATTCGGACAGCAAAGAAAAATCCGGAATATGGAAAAAAAATAAATAGCAGGAGGCTATATGAGAGTTGTATTTGTTTTGTTTATGTTTTTGTTGTTTTTGGTAATTGCAATGTCTTTTATTTCAAATAGTAATTTAGGTGATTCAGGAATAAAAGATATTATGAAAAAAAGAAATCAACAAATACAAGAATTGCTTAATCAATAACTTTAATATTGACACTTAATGGCGCCCAAGTTCTTTTTGCAACATCAGACTTAATAAGACCTTGATTTACCCAGTTGTTACAAGTGTTTATGCAATTGTAATTTAATTTTGATTTGTAAAAAATGCCATCTTCACAATAATCGTCCTCTTTTTCAATTTCTTGGAAATCTAAAAAAGAGGACATTATGTGATTTTTCAAAGATTCAAATTGATCTATGTTTATTTTATTTTTAACATAGTCTTCAGGCAGTCTGTCTATGAACTTAACCCTTACAACAGATTCATTAAGTCCAAAAAAAGCTTTAATCACATTAGATATTTTTAATTCAGGCCAAGTTTTTGTTTCTAAAAATATTCCTCTATCTCCCCATCCAATTACAATATATTTCTTTTCAGTAATGAATATAGAACTCCATTCAGATGAATAAAAAATAAAATCAGAGTGAATGTAATCTTTGGTTATGAAAACTTTTCTATCTTTAGGTTCATCATCTTCATCATCATCTTCTTCTTCATCATCTTCTTCTTTATCTTCTTTATCTTCTTCTTCTTTATCTTCTAATATTTCTTCCATCTTTATTTCTTTTTTATTAAAAAATAAAGGTGGAGCCACAAGGCATATTAAAATGTATGCTATGAATAGTGGCATTAAAAATACGAATAATAAATAATAAATCATTTTTGAGTAGTAATTATAACTTTTGCTTCTCCAAATATATTAAGTAATCCTTTAAATGAAAATTCATGATAATTCTTCTATGTAGATTGGTTCTGGGATATAATGCCAGCGACTTGACCCTAAATCTCCAATTTGGCTCCCTCCGCCAAGGATTCCTTCCGGGTTCTCAGTGCTTCTTGGAATAAGAGCTATTCTAAAATAATAAGATTTTCCGGGAACAAGCCCATTAACTTCTCTATTTGTATATCCACTAGGATAAGATTCTGGGGTGGATTTATCTCCTTCAATTTCATCACCTTTAATATTGGCTCTAAATCTTGTTATTATTAAAGAAGTAACAATATCAACATCATCTGGCGACTGGGAAGATCCAAGGTGCCCTTTTAAAATCGTACCATCATAGTACTCCTCTCTAAGATTGGGATCTTTTTCTCTAATGTCATGTGTGTTTGATAAGGGCACAGCTCGTTCAAAAGGAGGGGTAATTTGTGACCGAAGATACTCATTTTTATGTTTTAAAGGTACTCCAGACGCACCCCAACCGCCCTCTGCTTGCGTAACATCCGCAAGTCCAGTAACGAGTCCAGTTTCGGGTGGATAATGAGGATGAATTAATGTATAGCGTATTGGTTCGCCATCGAACGGTGGCTCTCCAACCCCATTTGGTCTTGGCGTGATGGCTGCAGCGGTACCAACCGCAGCAGTTGCCTGAGACGCCGCAGCGCCCTGAGATAACGCAAAGGTAGAAGGGTTTGACAAAGGCTCTGTTGGCATCTGACCGTATGGAGGCGCTGAGGCTTGATAAACTCCCGGAGGATCATAGGAATCGGTTTGAGTTTCATAAATTTCTTTGTCAATATATTCAATCACATAACCTTCTGGTATATTCGCATCTGTCCAGTAAGGTCCTCCGCCATAAGGATCAGATAATGCTGTTGTTTCATAGTCACCTACATAAGATCCACGGTCTTCTTCCAAACCCCATCCATATTTAATTTTATACGGCCCAAAAATGCTGTTCGTGGGATTTTTGAAATTAATGTTTAGTAAATAATTTACGCCGGGGATTGTAATGTTTTCTGATATTCTTTCTGTAGTTTCTATTGTTTCTACTGTGAAACTTGGATATAAATCTGGGAACATCTGATCTTCATTCGGATATGGATCCCCAGGAAACCCATCTTTAATGTAATCTAGTCTAAGAGCTTTCTTTTTGTCGATACTAGCATTAACAATCATAACGGGTCTGCCATTTTTAATTGTTTGTTTCCAGTTTTGAATAGTTTCGTCTGTTATATTTTCATCTTTCCAATTATTCATTTCGGCAATAACAGCGTTTCTAAATACATTAGACATATCCTCAACGCTTGCGGAAGTTCCTTCTCCTTGATTTACAAACCCGGGGGCAGGTGGAAAAGCTAGTATTTCAAGTCCTCTAAAAGAAGTTCCGTATAGTTGGCCATGTAATCTTTCATCTAAAGCATTTTGGTTAACTTTATATTCAAACATTACAGTAAGTTTTTTAAATAAAGATTGAATAGATTTTACTCGTTCAATCTCCTCTGATGACAAACGAACGGTTGTGCCCTTTCCTATAATAATTTTTATTCCTTCGTCGGCTCCTATAATTCCACCAGAATTAAAATATAGCCTGTGTACACTAAAAATAGTGTTTATTATAGACCAAACTTTACTGACGCCGGTTGTGTACTTCTTGTCCCATCTAAAAAATATCCGGTGTCTCGAATCGCGCAAGCCATTCACCATTGATCTTTCTGTATAGCCATCTCCAAAGACATATTGAGGATTTATATATTTAGTTTTTGATGATTTGAATAATACTTCTGCTATCTCATCTATATTTTTCCAAACTGTTTCATTTTCTATGGGTAAAGATCCAAAATTATTGAACTTTAATCCGTCTATTCGATATTCTACACTAGGCAGATCTGGGCGCCCGGGCACAGCAGCAGTCCTTGATTCAAGATTTTCTATAAAGTTGATTACTTTGTCTGTGTATGTTGATGTTCCTGCTATCAATTCAGATTTTTCAAATGCATCCACTGTAGAGTGATCGTTCATTGCTAGTGTTAAATTATACAAAGGTCTTGATACTATTAAGTCTTCAAAAGGATGTTGTGTGTTGAATCCATTCCTTGAATTTGAAGAATTTCCATAGCTCCAATATTCAGAACTTAATCCTCCTCCTTTGTAGTATGCTGCTTTGTACCATTCATTAAATGAAGGAAGTCTATATTTTTTTGTTCCACCTCTAATTTCTCCTCCCGCCCTTGTCAACCGGTGATAACTTTTGCCATCTGGGTTATTGGTTAATCTTCCTGTTATGTCCATCTTAGATGACATGAATCCAAAAGAAGAAATTTTTCCGCTTGAAAGCCATTCGCAGTAGCGAACTGCTTGAGCAAAAGAAACATTTGTTATAGGTTTATTTGACATGTTCGAAACAGGAGAATATTGAAATATAGATCCATTCCATTCTCTGCTTATGCTAGATTCCATTTGAACATTGTAATAGGTTCCTGACCAATTTTGTGGATTTTGGTATCTTGGCGTGGGGAACGTTGATACATCGCCACTAGTAGCAACAGAGTTTAAAAATTCGCAGTATTCATCTACTGTGACTAAATTTGTTTTCATATAAAATTTATATGGGACACTTCCAACAAAAGGTGTAAGCGGTTTTCGACGTTCACCAAACCTCCTGAAATAATCCCCACCATGGTCGTCGGTGTACGGAAAACGTGCTGGCACAACAAAATCAGATTCCTGTCGTATCCCGGATGCAGCGTTGCGGGATATTGGATAGCCTGCTTGCGGTTTGGTATAAGTCAGATGACTGGGAATGTAATTAGAATTAACACTATAAAAATTATGATTGATGAGGTCTGGAATGTTTGCTTTAGATGCGCTGGAAAATTTTCCGTTCATGTAGTCGTAGTCCCAATCGCCTAAGAAAAATCCCGGGTGCTCGATGGCAGCGATTATCTGGGCATTTGACGGTCTGTTTGTTATGACGTTAACCTGCTCATCTCCTATAGGAACCATATCTGCAGGGAGAGAAGGTGGTTCTTCAGGCGGATAATAATCATGCCATGGTTCAGCATGAACAAGCATAGGAGCCATATATCTAAAACCTACATTCGGTCCTATGTCATTAGAGTGGTACAGCGTGTGATCAAGCAAAGTAACACTTCCTGCTCTGCCTCTCATTAAACAAGGATTGATATATTCGTTCCAGAGTTCCCGTCCACCTCCAGATTGTCTATCCGCACTTCCTGTGAACACCCATTCTGCTACTTCAGCTCCCATGTCGTATGCACCATAATGATTTGGACCGATATGCCCAACATCTTTAAGAGTCATATTTCCCACCTTTTTCTTGACGCTTGCAATATTGCTTTTGAGAAAAGCCTTTTGGATTAGAGCAATTTATATTTTTTTTATATTTTATGCTCCAACGAGATTTCATATTTTTTCTAGGTTCATTTATTTCAATAAATTTTTTAAAATTCATAACAAAGTTATATACTTTTCAAAAAGCCAAAAAGTAACTAATTTAAAATTAAAGGAGTAATTGTGAAAATACATCCATTAACAATAATTTTAATAGGGATTTTATTGATTTCTATTCTTACAAACTACGTTCAAAACAGAAGTTACGTAAAATTGCAAAAAGAAATGGGACAAAGTAAAACATTGATATTTACTTTCCCAGAAAAAGAAAATATAATTAGAAAAAAGCCTATAGATAAATGGGTTCTTTAATTAGGGAATATTAATGATTCTAAGTTGTATTTGTGGATTTATAGTAGAAGGTTTAGTTTTACTTGGTTGCTTTGGGCTTTCTGCACTCTCTATACCTGTGGCCAAATTATATAATAACTGGTGCCGTCGAAATCATGAGCACAAATGTAAACGTCACGCTAATCAGATGGTGGAATTAAAAATAAATAAACAATCTTAACCTTGGTTAAAGCACCAGTAATCGACGCTTGCCATTAGTTACATTTGATCTCACATTTGTATGTTTGTCACAAATAGGCAAAGAAATTTTATTTAAGAAATTAACAACATTGTTTTCTTTGCAATAATTAAAAAAAACACATTTGTCATAACACTCTTGTAATAATTCTTTCTTGCGATTGTAGTCATACAGATATGATTCTTTTCCAAAGTAGTAACACGATTTAGGATTGCTTAGTTCTGGGTGGTTGTTTGGATTACCTTTGTGTCGATTAGTTTCAAGTCGCATAATCTGTTTTGTAAAAGATTCTCTATACTCTTCTTTATCTCTAAAGCAACATGTTATTTCAATCTCATCAGAATGAATTGAGAATATGTTTTTTAAATTTTGATATTCGCTTAATGAGTTTAATAAATAAAGTCCTTCATTGGACCAAACTACTTTGTCACATTTCTTTTCAACTGCATCCTTGTAAACTTTTTTCACTTCATTTTCTAAATTGTTTTTTATATGATTAAGAAAACTTGGGTTTTTATTAATTAATCTTCTCGACCAATAAGAAAGTCTTTTATCACTAAGAGAAAAAATATGCAAAGGTTGGTGATTCACTACTTTGGGCAAGCCAACTCGATCCGTCTTTTCAAATTCAACATCTATCCCCATGAAATTAATTGGAATGTAAATTCCTTTTTTTAGATAAGAATTGCAATTGTTTCTTAAGTATCTTTGAATAGATGTTGTTGCTGTTTTTTGTTGGCCAATATGAATAATGGTTTTCATTTCTTAAATTACTTGAACTGATTTTAACTTTGCTTTTTTGACTTTTACTTCTCCCTGCTCATCAGGGTTTCCAGATAGAACATCTTCAACATCATATTCATATGTAAGGAGAGCATCTTCTTTGTCTGTCAGTTCTGAATAATAATTCATTACAAAGTCTTTGTCTGTCCCAAGAAACAAACCTTCATTTGGAGATTCTACTGTTCCAACCTTAACAGAATATTCCAAATTTGGATTCTGCAGACTGTAGAGCTTTCCACTATCATGAGCAACTATTTTATATCCTTTTAAAGATTGTTGAGTAGCTTCCATCCATTCTTTAAATCCAAAAGAAAGTTGCTTTGGTCTTTTAGGAAAGGTTGGTTTTTTAGCAAGTTGTTTAAGATTTATTTTTTTATTTACAATCCCAATCCAACCATCAAACAACTTATTCAATTTCTTCAGGTAAAAATCCCAGTTTCTATCTAAGTTTTTATAAGCTGATAACACTTTTCTATCTTTTATAGGTATGAGTTGTTCTATATCAAGATAAACCCATCCTGTTAATTTAGTTGTTAGTTGTTTGTCGTAAGCTGTGCTTTGTCTGCTTTTGTCATCATAGTTTGCTCGTCTTGAAGGAAGCCAACCTTGAGTTTCTGCTTCTTTCATGAAAAGTCTATTAGATATGCTACTGTCTAATTTAAATGGCAACACTCTTGCTTGATTTACAAAATCAGTGAAAGAAAGACCTAAAGTTTGCCCCGTCTGACCTAAGAAATTAAACCTAGCTTTACCACCTCTACTATCAACTAAATCTCTACGAATTTCAAAATCTTTAAGATATCCAATTTTCTCTGGCTCTTTTGATTTTATTTCCATAAGGCCATCGTCATCTAAATTTATGTCGAAATTTTTAAATGTTATCTTTTCAGTAGGGTTTTTTAAATAACCATCTTCCATGAGTACTTTGTAAACTTTAGATAGGTTTTCCTTGTAATCTCTATCTACATCATCACAGTAATCTAAAAATCGCTCAAATTGGAGATTTAAATCTTCATTGCCGTAATGATCATTTCTATCATTGAAGTCTATTCTAAATAAATAATTGCCACTTTGTTCTTCCGATTCAATAGCTTCTATTCCGTCTATATCAATTTCATCTCTAATAACAGTTTCTATATTGTTTTCGTGTTCGTCAAAATCAACAATAAGCATTTTTTTAGGAATTTCAACTCCAACGTATCCGCTATAATAAAGATACCCATCATCTCCGTCTACATAAGCACTAACATGTTTCCATTCTCTTTGATGTTCTTCTAATTGATCTTGCGCCCTTTCTAAAGATGGCATGTTGCTATCTTCATTTTCCTCATCAAAATCATCACTTTCTTTTCGACCACGAGCCGAAGCAGTATCAAAAAAATCATTCCAAACATCGTCTGCTTGAGAATCTTGATAAGTTCCTCCCTTTAAATCAAAAGAATCAAAATCTTCTTTAGGGTTGATTTGTTTTATGATATCACTTTGGCTAGACTTAGCCCATTTTTTAACAGCATCTAAAAAACCTATGTTTCTAATTCCATAAGTTCTTAGTTCTGGCATGATTAGATCAGCATCTTTATTTGACAATCTTCTTAGCCTAACTCTTTCTAAAGGAACTATTCCTTGAACTCCTCTATCTCTATCTCTAAATATTTCATTGTCTTGCAAATTAACTTTTGCTAAATCAGAGTTCTTTACAACATAGGCTATAGCGCCACCAGTTTTTGCTTCTTGTCTAGCACATTGAAAATAACTATTGTCTGGACTATGGCAACTACTAATTCCATCATGATCGCTCATTCTAATAAGATCAATTGGACTTCTTGAGACAACAACCGAAGCTCCTGTTTCACTTTTCTTTAAGCTTTCGCTATTTTTCTGCCACCAATCAAGTAGTTCTTTTGACTTATTTGCTTGTAGTATTTTGCCTATTTTTTGAGGTCTTAATTTTTCACCTTGTTTAGTATTCATTCTTTTGTAGGCTATTTTTTTATTAATTAAATCATCATAGTCTACTTTGTATTCTAACTTCTCTAGTTCATTTGTAAGTTTTTGAATATACTCATTTTGATCTAAAGGGAAAGCTACGCGAAGCTTACTACCAAATATATTATCAAAATGCAGATCTCTATCTAAATCTACATTTTCAAGACTATGGCCTTTAACTTCTACATATTTCTTGAAACTAATCATCTATAAACCTTGCTTTTTTCCACCAAGTATCTGGTATATCTTCATAACCTTTGTCACTAACTAGCTCTTCTGCTTTTTTAGAATCAACAAAAAAAGCATCGCCTCCTCCGTTATAAGCTAAATATTCTCCTGCGTCTGGGACTCTCGCAATAAATTTACTTCCTTGATTCATGACTTTTCCATCTTTGTTGTATGTTGTTGGCTCTTTTTCAAACATCATGTCTATAGCGTTATATCTTTTGTCATCAATTTTTATTAATTTTGGCAATGTAAAACTTGCCATCTCTATAAAATTTTTAAAATTCATTTTAATCCCACCAAAGGCTATATTCCTGTGACTTTTGACAAATTATATATCGTTTCAATATCATTTTATTTTTTTAGAAAACGAACTATATTAGACAAATCTAACTAATCGGGGTAATATTCATGAATGCTTTAAAAGTTTTATTATTTGTACTACTTGTCACCAATACGGCCTTTGGCGAAAAACCTAAAAGCCAACAAGAAATTGCCACCCATCTTCAAGACATATCTGTAACTATTGTTTCCAAAGGAATCTTCTCTAAAGGAGAAGGGTCTGGAATAGTAAAGACCAGAAAGCTAAAAGATGGCACTGCAATTAATTTCATTTGGACAGCAGCACATGTAATTGACAATTTAAGAAAGACAAGAGAAGCTATTGATCCTAAAACTGGAACAAAGAAAACTATTGTTGAATTTGATGACGCAATGGTAGTTAAATCTATCTCCCAAAATGGAAGAGCTGTTGGCAAACTAGAGATGATGGCTGAAGTGATCAGATACAGCAAAGATGAAGACTTAGCACTGTTGAGATTAAGAAAAACTGACTTTGTTAAATCTTCTGTAGACTTTTACCTTGAAGATAAAATACCACCGTTAGGAACCGATCTTCTTCATGTTGGATCTTTATTGGGACAAGTTGGATCCAATTCTATGACTACTGGCATCATGAGTCAACATGGAAGAATCATTGATAAAAAAGTTTTTGATCAAACGACTGTGAATGCTTTCCCCGGATCTAGTGGAGGAGGAGTATTTTTAAAAGATGGAAGAATGATGGGAATGTTAGTTCGAGGAGCGGGAGAAACATTTAATTTAATTGTCCCCGCTAGAAGAATAAAATCTTGGGCTAAAAAAGCAAAGATACAATGGGCTATTGATGATAAAGTTACACTTCCTAGCGAAGAGGACTTAAAGAAAATGCCAATAGAAGATTCTAATTTAGGATATTTAATAAGCAGTCCTAAGCTTATTTTACCCGGACCAGCTTTAATATCTCCAAGTAATAATCAAATTTTATTACCTGCTGTAAAGCAATCTCCCTTAACAGTCCAAGAAGATCAAAGTATTAAACTTATGAGGAAGTGAATCAATCAGATTCATCCCAATCATAAAATTTGTCTAGAAATTTATCATAAATGTTTGCATATTTCAATTCAGTGCAAATCAATTTGTATAATTCTTTGGGAAACTTTTTCATTCCTTGTTTTTTAAAAACTTTAGTAGGAATTTCCCATGAGCCGCTGTCCGGACGTTTTTTTGAACTATGTCGAACCCATATCTCAGAATTCGTTTTATTTAAAGATATTAACCATTCACCTATTTTTGATTTTATCACGAACCTTGCTCTTTCATCCACATGTCATAAAGTTCAGGATGCATGTCTCGAAAAAGTCTTCCTCTTAATTTATTGTAAGTATCCTTCAACGCGTCAATAGTGGTAGGATTAATCATATTCCAAAACTTATCTGTTTCACTTAGTTCATCCAAAATAGATGCGATAGCTCCAATATAGAAGTTTTCTTCGTAAAGTTTAGGATTTTCTTGCTGCTTCATTGGGAAATTTCTCTCAAATGTGTCGTAAGCTTTTAAAAATTTAGCAGTATCGACAGATTCGTTCGTTTCTTCAATCGCTGAAAGCATCTTATAAAAATTATTCATTTAATCTCCTGAATTATACTGATTATATGTATGCCTCTATTGCCAGCTTTTGACCAAAGACTTTGTGCATTCTTCTAAAATCACATCAATTTATATTTTTTAACCTCTTGTGTTTTTTTGTTTTTATTAAGAGGTAGATTAATTTCAGATACTATTGATGGATCTTTTACTCTTTGTGTTTTTAGCCCAAATTGTTTTAAATCACTTTCGCTAAAGCACCATCCACATCGGTAGCAAAAGTTGACAGCCTGTTTTTCGACTTGTTGATTAGTAACGGCAAAAGGATCTTCGCCCCATTTCAAAGGCCATCCATGATCTTCTCCTGTCATTATGTCCCAAGCAGCAGACGGTTCGCAAAAATATGCTCTGTTATTGTAGATTATGCTGCAATACTTTTTATACATATCACAATCTTTTTGAGCTTTTTCCCAGTAAAACTTTTTATCTTCTATTTTATAAATGTCTTGAGGAGCAACGCTGGTCGGTCTGAACGCTATACTCGAATTTTTATCTTTAGGAACCCGGTTGTAGGTGTGATTCCATTTGTTTTTATTTTTTCTAATTCCATTTGTATAAATTTGAAAATGTGTTTTTTTAAATTGACTAAGCATTTTTAACAAATCGTCATATTTTGGATGTATTGTTGGTTCTCCTCCAAATATTCCTAAATCACGAACATGTTCTTCTCCTCTAACATCAATTAATAATTTCACATTCCACTCCAATTGCTCTACCGGAATGTTCCATAATTTTTCTTTTGGAATGTATCCACATTGTTGACTACATCCTCCGCATGACAAATTGCAAACATTTGTCACAAGAATATTTGGTCTTTTTCCTTTTATCCATGGGCCACTCATGTTTTTATCTACTGTTTTAACTATAATAAATTCATGAAAAGAGCATTAATAACAGGCGCTAATGGGCAAGACGCTTCGTATCTCGCAGAATTATTAATTGAAAAAGATTATGAAGTTTTTGGAACTATAAGAAGAAATAGTGTTCCAGAATCTCAGACAACAAGAATTGAAAATTTACATAAAAATAAAAAGATAACTCTTGCGTACATGGACTTGATAGATCCTTTTAGTGTGGAAAGCATAATAAAAGAAACTCAACCAGACGAAATCTATCATTTAGCTGCACAGTCTCACGTTAAAATAAGTTTTGAACTGCCTGAGTACACTCTCAAGACTAACTCAAATGGAACTCTTGCTGTTTTAGAATCAATAAGAAAGCATTCTCCTAAATCTAAGCTATACAATGCGGCTACAAGCGAAATGTTTGGGAACTCTATTGATAGTGATGGTTATCAAAAAGAGACCACTACGATGTCTCCTGTGAGTCCTTACGGCTGTTCTAAGCTATGCGCATACTCTTTGTGTAACAATTATAAGAATTCATATGACATGTTTGTATCTAATGGAATATTGTTCAATCATGAGTCGCCTAGAAGAGGAATAAACTTTGTTTCAAATAAAGTTGTAAACGCAGCAGTTAAAATAAAAAAAGGCAAGCAAGATAGTTTGGTTTTAGGGAATATTTACGCCAGTAGAGATTGGGGACATGCAAAAGATTATGTAAAAGCAATGTGGATGATGTTGCAAGCTAACGAACCAGACAATTATATCGTGGCAACTGGACAATCTAGATCTGTTAAGAATTTAGTTGATGTGGTTTTTGACAAATTAAATCTAGACCCAGAAAAATACGTTCGAACAAGTGAAAAATACCAAAGAGCAGAAGAATTACACGCTTTAAGAGGATGTTCTAATAAAATTAAAAAAGAATTAGGATGGGAGCCTTCTTATTCTTTTGAAGAAATGATATATGAAATGATAGATTATTGGGATAAATTAATTACTAATTAATAAATACAGTGCAATACAATTTTGGTACAAAAATGATAAAACACAAAATATTAATTAAAGCTAACATGGCCATAGCATTATGCATCGCAATAGCATTTGCAGGCTACAATCAAGATGCTATTATTCCGGTGGCTGACCAAATTACTGCCCATGATCTTCAAATGGAAAAAGCACAAATCATTGTTAATTTCAATAAAGAAAGATATGAAACCCTAAAAGATCTTCATGGGGAAGAAAACAAAGAAACAAAAAAAGCTGCATTGAATTGGAAAATAAGCGTTCTAGATATAAAAATATTAAAACTAGACAACAATTAAATTTCACTTCTGGTTTAATGAGGTTTGAAAATGATAATGGTCAATCATGATGAAAAAATTATATTCATAACAACTCCCAAATGCGCAAGCACTTCTGTTAAAACTATTTTCTTAGATTATACAGACAATGGTTTCATAAGATTGAAGAAAGATGGGTATCGAGTAAGCCGTCACTCGAGAGCAAAATCATGGCGTCTGTCCAAGCAAGAAATTGAAGAACGTAAATTCAAAAATTATTTGAAAATTCAATTTTATAGAAATCCATATGAAAGAGCAGTTAGTTGTTATTTTCATTGCATACATGAAGGAGGCATGAAACTTAAAAATTTCAAAGAATTTTTAGATTTAAAAATTAAAAATAAAATAAAATGCTCAGTTTGCAACGGCCACTCATTTCCTCAATTCCAAACAAAAAAAATTAACAAATTAGTTAACATAAAACGTATGGAAAAAGAAATTGAAAACATAAACGAAAAATACAAAATAAATATAAAAGCTACTACTGCTGATAAACATAGCTATAGGAAAAAAGGCTATAACTATAAAAACCATTTGACACCTGAAAATAAACTCCTTATAAGAAAAGCTTTCAAAAAAGACTTCAAATTAAATAAAATTTTTCTATGAAATATGTTGAATATATAAAATACCATGAAAAAAGAACACGAAATAAAATTTAAAGTTTTCTTAGAGCAAGAAGAAGACTCAAAAAAAGAGCCATCCAAAATGAATGCCACAATACCTTTGGGTAAATTTCAAGATGGTGCGCAAATGCTATCTAATTTATTCAAAGATGCTGGATACACAATTTATGTTGTAGGAGGAACAGTCAGAGATTATCTGATGAGTAAATTTCACGATCTTCCATATAAAATAAAAGATGTGGACTTGGCCACTAATGCTCGCACTAAAGAAGTTAAAAAAGTTCTTGAGGATGCAGGGATAAAACAAATACCAAAAGGAGAAGCTTTTGGAGTTATTTCTGCTATTGTTGATGGCGAAGAATATGAAATAGCAACGTTTAGAGAAGAATCTGGCTATGCAGATCGCAGAAGACCTAGCGATGTAAGGGCAAGTGATGCGAAGAATGATTACAAAAGAAGAGATTTCACTTTCAATGCATTGTTTTATGACATGCCTAGAAGTTCTGGCGGAACAGGAAAGATAATTGACTTTGGAGGCGGAAAAGGGTTTGAAGATATAAAAAGCAAAAAAGTATCCGCTGTTGGAAGTGCCAAAGATAGATTTGCCGAAGATCCACTTAGAGTTTTAAGAGCAGTTCGTTTTCATGGCATCTTTAATAAAGATAAATTAAAAGATGTTGTAGATAAAGATACATTTGAAGCAATGAAGAAATTCAGCAGTCTCGAAGGAGTTTCTCCAGAAAGAGTTCAAGCTGAATTTGTTTCTGCGCTTATTAAAGCAAGAGATCCTAGAGTTGTATTGCACAGCTTTGAGTCTATAGGCGCTTTGCCATACATGTTTCCGGGTTTAAAACTTGATATTAAATCTGTAGACGAACTTCAAAAACTTCCAAATGAAGCTACAAAAAAAGTTATATTGACTTTAGCCGTGTTGCTAAGGAAATCTGGAGCGAAAGAAGTTAAATCTAAATTGAATAAATTAAAATATCCCAATATGATATCTGACCAAGTTTACAACTTGATCAGAACTTGGGAAGTTTTGCAGAATCCAAGCAAGAAAGAAATTAGTCAACATGCAAATGCAATGTCTAAAAAAGATTTTGATTTCAAAAAAGAGTTGATAAAAGACTTCCAACCTATGGTTGACAAAGAAGTAGACTCAAACAGAATGAGACACCTTGGTGAGTATGAACCTAAATCTTACAAAGGTGAGGATATTAAAAAACAACTCGGTCTTGAAAAAATGGGTCCAGAAATTGGATCTAAAATAAAAGAACTACAGTCAGATGATTACGATATAAATTATCAAAAATGGAAAGAAATAAATAAAGATTAGTTTTGAGATGCTATTAGTGAATAAATCTTGTAAACTAAAACCATCATTACAAATAGCAGAACGAAAGGAGCTATAAAATGATGCAACAACAAACTAGATCTTAAATGAATGCTGTAGTAATCAGCAATAGCGTTGTCTATTTCTTTTTGAGAATAACCTTCTGAAGATAAAACCCAGTGAACTTGTTCTTTAGTTAGCTGGTCTTCAGTCCAATATCTTTCAGCCATTTTCAAAAGCCGAATATCTTGATCTATGTTTCGATAACTCATGTAGGCGGTCCTTTTAAATTTTGCCGCCTAAGACTTTAGAAGTATAATAAAAATTAATCTAAAAGTCAACTTTATTTCTACTGCCTCGGCACCTGTAGCACAATGCATTGCATAATGCAAAGAATGTATTGTTATGCATACGCTGTCTTATAATGAGAATACAAATATCCCTATTTTATAGTTTTAAATTTTTCTAGAACATAACTTGGTATGGATCCGTATTGGCGATAGCGCACTAGCACATGACACCAAATAGGAGGAAACATACTATGGCACGAAAAAATGCAAGGAAATATAGAAGACGAGATCAGTACAAACCAGAATCGCTTGAACGAAGGGCAATGCTGGCGGTTGTTGCTCCTGCTTATGAAGTAAGTCAGGACTGGGGCAGCGGATTTCAAGCAGAAATTGAAATACAAAACCTAGATGTAGAAGCTGTCAATGATTGGACAATTTCATTCAATTATGCAGCAGATATTACGTCAATTTGGGACGCAAAAGTTGTCGCGCGTGAAGGTGATCGATATACGATTGCAAATGCAGGATGGAATGCAAATCTTGAGGCAGGTCGCTCCGTGGCATTCGGTTTCATTGGCTCTGCAGATGTTTCTGGAGCAAGCGTAGCCGCACCTATTAATTATCAGATCAATGGAGATCCTGTCGATGATAATGTTGGCACACCCACAGATCCTGTCGTAACAGATCCTGTCGTAACAACTCCTGTCGTAACAGATCCTGTCGTAACAGATCCTGTGCCAGATACCGGTAATTTCAATGCGGTATTCAATGTGATTTCTGATTGGGGATCTGGTTTTACCGGAGAGGTCGCAGTGCAGAACCTTGGTTCAGAAACACTCAAAGGTTGGGAAGTTTCTTTTGACTTCGGCGGTGACATCAATTCCATCTGGAATGGAGCAGTAGTAAACCAGTCTGGGTCTCGGTACACGGTACGAGGTGTACTCTGGAATCCAGACATTTCATCCGGTGGCACAGTCACTTTTGGCTTCAATGGAACACCCGGAGGAGCGCAAGCTGAACTCGAGAACTTTGTTGTCATGGGTATTCATGATGGGCCTCAGCCCATCGCCCCGAGTCCGGTAGTGCCTATGCCACTTCCGATGCCAGAACCAACACCAGTTGTTGACCCAGTCGATGGTCAGGGGAACGTATTCACAATCTCTCCATCCAGTTCAGATATTGTTGGCTTTAATCCTTCAACAGATAGGCTTGATTTTGGAGATGTTTCCGTTCACAACTTAATTGTTGGTAAAACAGAATCTGGTGAAGTTGCAATTGTGAACCCTTGGGCTTGGTCGCCAGAATATCAGGTTGTCTCAGGAGTAGCCTTTAGTGACTTAACTGCTGAAAATTTCGGAGTTGTTGTAAATGAGCATCTTCGTCAGGACATCGGCGGAGTTCTTTCGTGGGAGTTAGGTGTTGGGCCTCGAGATGCGAACACGGTATATGTTCGTTCCCACGAATATGGTGTACAGGAGCGAATTGAGAATTTTGATCCTGCTACTACAAAATTGAGTTTCCTTTACTTCGGTACAAGAGAACGTCTCTCTGTTGATGATACCGATGAAGGCTTGCTCATATCAGTTGAGCCAACGGGCCAAAGTGTTTTGTTAGTTGGCGTTGCAAAGAGCGATCTAGTTCCGAGTAACATTGAATTTCACCATGATCAGATCGTAGAAGATCAGCTTGAAGTACCATTTGGTCACACTGTTGATCAGGTCACGATGGTGAGTCGTTCTGCATTAGCTACTCCAGAAGCACCGGCTGGTGAACTTACGGATGGTTTTCAGACAAGTCCGGGAAGTATTGCTCCACATGATGGCCATGATCACAGTGATCATGATCACGGCGGGATGCCAATGCCAATGCCAATGCCAATGGATCCAGTTGTGACTAATCCAGTTGTGACTAATCCGGTTGTGGCTGATCCAGTTGTCCCAGTGATGCCACCCATGGATGGTCATGATGGTGGTCATGATGGCCACGATGATATGCCAATGGACGATCATGACGGTCATGATCATATGGCTCCACCAGCTTCATCGGGAGAGTTTATTGACATTACGGCATATGGAACATTCCATGATTCCAATAACAACTCTCATGATCATGAACTGGTTGGCGGCAGAACAGCCATCACAACAGAGGCTATGGATGCATACAACAACTTGCGTGCCTTCCTAGGTCTTTCAGCTTCGACTATTGATGACGTTGGTGAATGGGCGTTCGCTGAACAGTTGACAAACAATGCTGATCCATACGGAAACGACATTAAGAGTGTCGGTCTCTACTATGCCATGCAGGGTGCAAAAGTTGGTTGGATTGCCCAAGACAAATATGATCCACAAATTCTTGCAGACATCCAGCGAACAGCTCGGCTTGGCGATCCAGCGGACGTCATGTCGATGGTTCGAGAGGTCGGAATCTCTGGTTACGCTGACTATCTTGAGCAATACGGTGTTGCTGACACATTCATCAGTACGCTCAAGATGGAGCCACACTATGGTGGCGTGATGCATGGTCGAACGCATGGCTACTTGTCTATTGAAGGAGTTGCGATCAATCATGACGTTAACCATCTGACAGTTCTGAGTTGGGATCAATCTCAGCCGTTCATGAATGACACCTTCGACTGGCCACAATGGCCAGCGCTTGATGTCTCAGACTCAGGTGTGATGGAGTACTACCAGAGCATGGTTGTACTCGGTGATCCAGTTGGTCTGAACATGGAGTCTGTTTCAGCTCCAGTAGCACCACCGGTTGTGCCAACTGATCCTGTTGTAACTGATCCTGTTGTAACTGATCCTGTTGTAACTGATCCTGTTGTAACTGATCCTGTTGTAACTGATCCTGTTGTAACTGATCCTGTTGTAACTGATCCTGTTGTAACTGATCCTGTTGTAACTGATCCATCGGCGTCACCGATTGCGAATTACGATAAGGTGATGGCTGCGTATTTCCCTGAATGGGGAATCTACGGCAGGGACTATCAGCTTGCAGATGTGCCAGCTGATGAGTTGACCCATCTCATCTATGCATTTGCTGATCTCAATGCAGCTGGAGAGATGACGTTGTTCGATTCCTATGCTGCGACTGAAAAGCGATTCAGTGCTGAAGAAAGTGTGACGGGTGAAGCTGACCAGTGGTACTATCCACCAGAAGATCCTCGTAGTGAACAGACTATTTGGGGCAACTTTAACCAGCTTGCTCTGTTAAAAGAAGCGAATCCTCATCTGACTCTCAGCATAGCTGTTGGTGGGTGGACGCTTTCTGATCATTTCAGCACAGTCACATCCACTCAGGCTGGCCGTGATGTGTTCTCAGATTCGATTGTCGAATTTCTCACGACGTATCAGGTCTTTGATGGAATTGACTTTGACTGGGAATATCCGGGCGGAGGCGGAGAGTCTGGCAATTCTGCCAGTCCTAATGATGGAGCAAACTATGCTCTGCTCATGACCGATGTTCGAGCGAAACTAGATGACCTCGGCAGTGAACTTGGTAGGACGTATGAGATCTCTATCGCCTCTCCGGGTGGACTCGACAAGATTGCTAATTTCAATCTTGCTGGGTTGGCCCCATCGGTCGACTTTTTCAATGTCATGACCTATGACTTCCACGGTACATGGGAAGACACAACAGGCCATCAGGCTGCTTTCACAGGCGATCCTGTCGGCTATGACATTAAGACCTCAGTGGATGCATACCTAAACGCAGGCGTTACTCCAGAACAGATCGTCCTCGGAGCGCCACTTTATACGCGAGCGTGGAGTGGAGTAGCTGATGGTGGTGACGGTGGTTATAACGAAGCCTCAAGCGGGGCAGCGCCGGGAACCTATGAAGCAGGAAACTACGACTACAAAGATTTGTTGTCGCAGATTAATGATGGGTCCGGATGGGATCTCTACTGGGATGACAATGCTCAGGCAAGTTATGTCTATAATGCTGGGCAGGATATCTTCAGTTCATTCGAGACCACAACCTCGATTGCACTAAAGGCTGAGTGGGCTGACGCGATGGGATTAGGCGGAATGATGTTCTGGGATCTATCAAATGATGCCACGAACTCTCCTGACAGTTTAATTTCCGCAGCGTTCCGTTCGATGGTGCTCGAGGAGGATTTAGCGGACATTCAATCTGATTCATCCCTACCAGACCCAATTATCGTGGGCGGTGATGGAGAAATTGGTCCTCTTCCTTTGTGAATAGATTTTTAACGATGGGGCGATCAGAACAATCATCAGTTTGAAGCCTGATAAAGGGATTGTTCTGATCTCCCTTTTTTGTTCTTGGCATCATCGACTCTTTTTAAGACTCTTTTTAAGACTCTTTTTAAAGTCTACCCATTCTTCCAAATCATCTTCAATTAAATCCCTTAGCAAAACCACGCTGTCTTCGTAAAGATCTTTTACTGCCACACGTTCATTATAACCTAATTTTCTTGGCTTTTTTCTTTTGTGAATATTGTATTTGTCCTTGACTTCAAATTTATCGAGGCCAATAAAATCAAATATCTTATCCCATTCTTTTTGATGACCTTCAGAACCCAGCCTTTCAGAAATAATAAAAAGAAATTGATCTTTTTTAAAATATTTTAAATAATCGCATATGGCATCTTGATAAAATCCTGCTTTTGTAAAGCTATCACACGTAAAAAAATTATATAAAAAACTCTTTTTAGAATTCCATTGCCCCCACGAAGCAGTTCTAGGTAATTCTTGCATATAATGGTTGTAAGCAGAAAATGCTCGGTCGATTGGATTTCTTAGCAAAAAAATAAACTTAATATCAGCAGCGTAATCTCTAACTTTTTTTGCAACGAAACCACTGTCTTTCATTGTGTAATTTGGACTTGCATCTAAATTTATTTTTTGATCGTCCATTAATTTTTCGTACCAACCAGTAGTTTTTTTAGAATTTTTATGTTTTTGTAGTCCTTTGCAAAAAAAATCTATTTCTTTTGGATGTACGCAATCTAAGGATGACATTACATTTACATCATCACACTGTTGGTCCAGAATTTCACCTAAAGCAGTTGTGCCACATTTTTGAAAACCCGGGCATATAACCAAATTTTTATTCATAGCCTGCATCCTTTAAAGGATTACCATATTTTTTATAATTATAAAGAATATGTTTTTCTTCAAAATTTTCACATCTATAATAGTTGCTATGAGGATTGTGATATATAGGGATGTTTTCAGGATCAAATTTTAATCCTTTTCTTTTTAATCCCATGTCCATCAACCTTTGAAACATTTGACAATCTTCGGTTCCGTAATTTTCTATTGATTCATCATAATATCCAACTCTTTCCATATTTTCTTTATGAATACAAAGAAAGCCAGTCAAACCTTTTATGAAACCTAAATGATTATCAACATATTCATCACGATGATCTCCACTAATAAATTCATCTTTTTCTATGTCTATTAGATCATTGAAATTTCCAAAAGGATTAATAATATAATCCGTATCAAGTTTTAAAATTTTTTCATATTTGGCTCGGCGTATTGCCATATTTACAGGAGTACTAGCATTGTAATGTTTTTTGCCTTCTACTCGTATTATTTTAATTTTAGGTGACAAATTTTTTAAATATGTTATTTCTTTCTTACTAGACCAATCAGTAATAATTATTTCTTTGATAGGATCTATTTGAATCCAAGAATGTATGCTTATGTTCAATATTTCTTCTCTATTCATACACCCAACAACTACAGATACATTGTCTTCTTTTGCTTTAGGAGCCTTGTAATATTTTTTTTCATTCCATCGATTTTTAGAATAAGTAAAGCAATGAAAATAATATCTTTGTCTTTTTGTTATTTTATGGTTCGTGCAGTATGGCTCCCAGAAATTTTCTATTCCTCGTATATATTTTCCATAAGATTCTTCATTAAAGTCTTCAGGAATAGTATGTGTTTTAAGGAAGTCTTGAATTGCGCTCATGCTCGTGCGTTTCTCCTTTAATCCTAGAAAATTTTTAATGTACACTAAATAAAATAAATGGAGTCGATTTAAATTGGTGTATCTTTTTTAACCGATTGTATTTTTTCAACCGATTGCTATTACTAGAGTATATTATGTATAATATTTCTGGGCGTTTCGCGTTCATTATTAAAAATTAAAATGAAATTTAAAATCTGGCTCGAAAATAAAGAAAGCTTCAAAATAAACATACAAGATCTTGTTTTGACAAAAGATGAGATAGAAGCCGCTGTAAGCAATCTGTCGCGTGGAATGAGCAGCATGACAAGTGGACCGCTATTTGTTAGTAAGCACCCTCTGGAAGGCAAATACGAGCTTACAAACGGATATCACAGACTAGTTGAAGCTTTGATGCGAGGAGACAAAACTGTGACCGTGCTAAACCAAGGTGACGCTGAATGGAAAATGCCATCAGAAGACAGATTGTTCGAGCCAGACTTTAGCAAAGAATATTATGGCATGGAAGACTTTATCGAATATTACGAGTTGAAGAACCTGTAATTTTTATTTATTAGCTAGTTTATTTGCTAAGTGGATCGCAACTGCATTCGCTACAACAAGGTGTTCCCGGTGTGCAATTTGAATCAGTGCATTGTAAACGACAAGCTGCTCCACAATCAACACATTCACAACTGCATTGGTTACTACTACAGCCACTTAATGATAATAAAATTAATAATAAAATAGCAGCAAATAGAAATATCCAATATTGATCTGCTGTTTTGTTCCTCATAACATCCCCATATTTTTATATATTTATTATCATATTTAGTGTCGTACTATAAAAAACACGTCTTTGACGTGTCTCTTAGCTATTCCAATAAAGATCCCAAGAGCTATCCCAAGAGCTATCCCATAATATAAGCTAACTATCCGATAATATGAGAAACAACACCTGCTTATCTTGATCTCTTAGCTATACGATAACTATCCGATATTAAATGATCTGTAATATATTCTTATATCTTATATATTATTTAGAATCAATACGTTCTGGAGAGACTTGATAGTGATATATTATAAATTTCTTAATAGTTTCATGATGTTTCTTGCTAAACTGGCTGCTCCTATTGTTCTTCCATCTGAGTAGTCATCATTTCCATATCCACATCCTGTTGCACGTTCTTGTTGCATTTGTATTTTCTCATTACATAATCTTGTTATTTTATATAATACACTGTGGTTTTCTTTTGATTCACCTAAGAGTTCATTTAATAATTCATCTCTAAACTGTTCATCTTCTGCTGCGCGTTCTTTCACAGTCTCTATAAAAGGTTTCATTTTGTCTCCTGTTTTTTATTTTAACTGTCTCCGCGTACAATCTGTAACGTTTCTTTATTTATAAAAATTACACTTCCGTGCACAATCCATTATTTTTATTTTCATCAACCTTTCCTCATTTCCAGAATTTTTATATATTTTATTTTTTACACATGTTGAATTATTAAAAATTTAGTCTCAGCAGAATAGCAGTCCTTTTTTTATTTTTTAGAAATGTTACAAAAATATCCCAGAAAAGATTCAAAATATAATATAAATTACCGCTGCCGTCTTTCTGAAACCCTTGGTTTAGCACTAATCTTTCTGGAACATCTTGCTCAAAATAGCAAACTATTATTCTGATTCCAGCCATAGTGAGAACGATTTCATGTGTTATTTCCTCTTTGTTCTTTATCCTACCTATACGCGAATCTTTTATGCTTCTTAAAAGAAAAAAGGAGTGATAGCCGTGTGGCAGGGTGGTAGGGTAGGCTAGTTGTCAGGGTTTTGACTAATAATTTTTTTATTTTTAAAAATGTTACAAATATTTTTTAGAATATTTTATCTCCTTAATATTACCATAAACTAATGCTTAATTTTTATATCTAAACTTGAC